ATGATGATGATGATGATGATGATTCCGAAGAGGAAGAAGAAGAGGAAGAATCAGAAGATGATGATGATGATGATGATGATGATTCCGAAGAGGAAGAAGAAGAGGAAGAATCAGAAGATGATGATGATGATGATGATGATGATGATTCCGAAGAGGAAGAAGAAGAGGAAGAACTGACCGGTGAAGAACTTGCCGAAATGGACTTCGAAGAACTTGAGGATGTCTGCGACGACAAAGATCTTGAAACTGACCCAGACGATTACGATGAAGACGAAGTCGAAAAACTCCGTAAAGCAATTGCCAAAGAACTCGGTCTCAAATTGCCGGCAAAGAAAGAAGCCAAAGGTAAGGGCAAGAAAGGGAAAAAGTAATCTGGTAACCGTATTCAAGATTTAAAAGAAGGTAGGGAAATTTCCCTACCTTTACTATCAACTATTAATAAACGTAGAAGTTTACTTATAATAACCATTAACTTATAAAACATTAAAAATTATGGCAACAAAGAAATCAGACTCCAAGAAGAAAGGGGATAAGGAAAAAGACCCCGAAAAAGAAGCTAAACGTAAAGCTCGTCAAGAGGCACTCAAGAATCGGCCGGCTGAACAACGCCCTAACAGCAAGCAAATCGACGTTATTGCCATTAACGACAAATCCAAGGTAATGAACTTTGGTTATGCCGTTAAGAACAAGGAAGGCTATCAGGGTGTAGTGGTTACTTCTGTATTGGTTACGGATGGCAAACCGGTATCAACTTCAGTTTCATTCGTTCCGGGAACTCTTACCGTTAAGTCTAAGAAAGGACATGGCGTTATTTGTTCTCCGAAAAACAAAAAGGCTAAGGAAGAAGAAGAGGAAGAATCAGAAGATTAAACTCCTCTAACTTACTAACTACTATCCCATATGTCTGCTATATAAATTTAGAGTTTAAGTTCATATGAATAACATCTACACTTAGGACGTTGTTCAGCCAAAAGCTCATTGCCTGCGAAGGTAGTGGGCTTTAATTTTTTATACCCATGGAAGAAGAGAAATTAGCAATTCGAAAGAATATTCGAATACTTGCATTGGATAATCTAATAAATACTTATACTGATGTATTAGAAGATAAAGAATTAAACCTGGGACCAGATGAAAGGGAACTTGCCATCAATATAATAAATGAGGCAAGAGAAATGCTATCAGAAGAAACTCAGGAAGTATCTAACCAAGTAATGCAAAGACCCAAATGGAAAAAGACTTAAGATTATTAGTGGGAAACATTAATCAAACTCTCAGAGAATTAGATTATGTTTCGTACCTTAAAAAGGTAGCTCTTAGTAAGGGTAAGAAAGGCGAATACCAATCCCATAGGTTGAAGAGTAATTATCTGAAAAGAAAACTCATATCTCTTAAAGGAGCCCTGAATAAAAAACTTCATGGGACTTATATTGTTGCCCAATTTAATTTTATAAGGGGGGAACAGAAAGAAACTTTTGAACAAACTTTTACGGACTTATCTCAGAAAGAGGTAGAAGATATACTTCAACTCGAGGCAGTTTTAAAACAATGCAGTTTAGAAATCCTAGAAATTAAAGAAATCCCAACCCAAATTAGGAAGGTATAACTATGGTATTATGTAAATAGGAAATTCAATTATTCACCTAATATAAATGAAAATGGCTAAGAAAACAGAAAAGAAGAGTAAATCGGAATCCAAGACTCCGGAACTCACAAAGGCTAAGAAAGCTTTGGATGCTTACCTTAAAGAGAACAAGTTGGACCCTACTAAGGATTGGACCAAAGACAAGAAACATGGTAAAAAGGTTACCGAACTTGTAAACAAGCTCAATAAGGAAAGAGACAAAGTTGCTGCTGCCTATCCTGAAGCTGACCAAGAGAACAACAAGAAATTGGTAAAACTCCAGGAAAAAGAGAAGAAGGAAAAAGCTGAGAAGAAGGCTGCCAAAGAGAAAAAGGAAAAGAAAGGAAATGGCGGTAGAACAGCTACCAAATACGATTATCCTCTCATCGATGGCAGAGAAATGACTTCGGCTGAGAAGAAAAAATATCGTATGGAGCAAAGAAAACTTGCTTCAGGTAAGGCTCCCAAGGAGGAAAAGGAAACTAAGAAAAAGAAGGAAGAAAAGGTAAAAGAAAAACCGGCTTCCGATAAGAAAGATAAGAAGGCCAAAGACAAGAAGAAAAAGAAGGCCGCTAAAGAAGAAGATTAATAAGAGCACTTTTTACTTTTACTTATCATATTTTTGAGTATTCGTTAATAATGGTAGAAGGCCTGGCAATATAAAAATTGTTCAGGCCTTTTATTTTCTAATTAAGTCGAAAATGGAACAAGAAGTATATAAACCAAAACTTAGAATCACTACACTATCAGAGAATGGTACTCCCTTATCTGATAGGTTGGTAGATGCCTATACCGAGATGAATTCAGGTCCAAAGGTACAGCATAACGGTCCCATAAGAGTAGAAGTAACTCTTACTAATAAACAAGATATTGATAACTTCAAAGAATACTTAGATAGGTTATCTGGTACATTGCCTGCTAAGGCACCTAATGTGGGCAGAGGAAGACCTGCAGGGTCTACAACTAAGGAATTGGAATCACCAAGGGAGGACATTCTTGCAGATGTAGAAAAAATGATTGAAGAAGGTAAAAGCCAACAAGATATTATTAAATATCTTAGAGGATTGGGATTTGTATTTATCCTTACTGAGGACTTTCTATTTCACTTTCCTGGATTTGAGTTCAATAAAAAGGATGTGGGAGAAGCAACCGACAATAAGCAATATCCCAATTCATTCTCTTGGATGGCAAGATGTATCAAACGGGCTAAGGACCCAAAAGCAGATAAATTTGACCCAATGGTAATCTTTGGTTTTAGCATACTTGGGGGACCATCGAAAAAGATTATCCCATATCTCTATAAGGAAAGGAAGAAACCATTAAGGGCCCAAGTTGGTAAAAACGTAATCTCCTTCTCTCAGGCAGAATTCACTAAACTTCCCAAGTATATGTTAGAATCCGAAAGGATTAAGTTCTCTACTGAACAGAGACAATTGCTTCTAAGTCCAGAAAAGAAGCCTTCTAAATTCTTCCTAAGATGGGTAAACGATGCTATATTTCCAGACTCCATAAAGGAAAAGATGGAAGAAATCAAGAACCGCTAACACTTACCTCCGTATTTATTAAAAGAGTATTTTATATAAAATAATTTTAGTATATTTGCATAAAGAAAATTTAATTATGGACAAGGAAACAAAAGACATCGTAAAGCTCATTGCTGGTATTCAGATTGAATCACTCAACTCAATCAAAGAGGACGTTAAAAATGGAAATGATATTGCCCAAGACTTAATCAAAAAACTCCTTCAGATTGAGGATGACGAAATAATTCGAGCACTAGATGAGCACATTGAATTATACGTGGAAATCGAGAATACTCCTCAACTGATAAATATGCTAAGTGAATACCAAATGCTGGTATGCTCTCACATATTATTCAGAATGGAAGATGAATGGGTACATACTAATTCTCAGGGAGTACTTGGTACCTGGGCAATCTTCCAGAGGGCAAATCTCAAATTCCACCCAGAACTAACACTTTTAAAATTTTAATATAGACATGGAAAAGAACGAATACTTAGAATCAGTAGAAATGAACACTGGAGTCGAAATGATTCCTTGCGAATCCTCTAACATTGAGGGCTTTGGTTATGACTCAAAGAAAAAACAACTTTGGGTTGCTTTTAAAGGTAATCGAGTTTATCGCTATGATGGTGTACCTTACGAAATCTGCAACGGTTTACATCAAGCAGAATCAAAAGGTAAATACTTGAACAGTAATATCAAGGATAAGTTTAAAACTACCGGATATGAACTCAGGAACTAAGGTTACAAAAAGTCTTTTAATTGCCATAGGAGCAATGCTACTTTACTTGGGGACTAAATATAATGCCCCTACAGAAGAAGTGAGTATTGCTCCTTCTGAGTTTAATAGGCCCAAGCCATTAGATATAAAACCCAAGATATCTAAGCAATGGTATAAATATAGGGTAGAAATAGAAACGATTCCAGAAAATCAAATCTATAAGATTGAGAAATCTGGATACCAGCAATATGAAGTTTCTAGATTGGGTGAAACTTATTCTTATGTAACCTACGAATTTACCTCAGACAAGGTAATGACTACTCAAGAAGCCTATGACTTCGTAAAGAAATATCCTGAAAGATGTACAAGGGTACCCAATACATCACAAGATAACATTTACGATAAATATAACGAGGATTATGAAGATTACATAAATGACCCAGAGGATGAAATTAACTATCCTCCAGAAATCTTCGACTTCCTAGCCGATTAACCCGAGCAAATAGAAAATAATTCAAATAAAATTTTTCTATTTAAAATAAAGTTCTTATATTTGTATCAGAAAAAGAAATTAATCATTTTACTAACATTTTAAATATAGACGTTATGAAAAAGAATGAAACAAAGGTTACTAACCTGGTTGCAACTAAGGTTGCCGAACAACTTGAAGGAATTAAAAATTCTAAGACTGCTAAGGCTTCTGCTCCTAAGGCCAAAAAGACTAAAAAGGAATTGGTACAAGATGCTCAAGAAGCTGCCACTAATTTTGCCAATGCCAAATTGGTAGAACTCTCTCCCAAAACCCAAACTTCCAAAAAGGAACAGGTTGTCAAGGAAGTTAAGGAACAACAAAAACCATCCATCATAGAACAGGTAATTTCTAATCGGGAAGTTAAATACGTATACCCTGCCGATGTAGTTGATACTCTTGCTCGGAAGAAATGGAGACAACAAACTCGAAACGAACTCCATCGATTGGAACTTGCAATGGCTCGTATCAAGGACCAGAACTCCAAGGAATTCAAGGCTGCTGCTAAAGCATACGAGGACTTTAGAAAGAAAGTCCTCAAACCAGAACAAGTTGCATAAACCTTTATTAACCAGGTGCCCGGGATAATTACCTGGGCATCTTAATTCATACAAAATGGATTATACTATCTTCTCTGATAAAGAGATGCTTAAGCAGGACAAAGAATTGGTAGAATTACATAAACGATGTTGTAAGTCCTATCTAATCCAACATTCACTTAAGCACTCCAAGATTAAGAAGTTCTTTATCATTTACGATTGGTATATAAATACCGATAACGTAAGGAATTTCTTTTTCAGGCCTATAAACCTTTTCATTCAGGCATTGCTTTTAGGGCAACTTGATGAAATATCCGATTACATTAATCCTAATAAAAATGGAAAACGAAAAAAGAAACGAATCAGAAAAGTATAACGTACTTTACTGCAAAGGCAAATATCAGTATAAATCTAAATATCTCCAAATAGAAACTAAACATAAGGTTATCTATGCAGGGCCAGTAGAACCAATGGCACCCATCTGGGATAATGTATCAGATATATTAAGGAAATCTGATAGAATTTGTACTGAATCTCGAAGAGAATTAAAGAAGTTAGAGGAACGTTCACAGAATAACCTTTACTTCAAGAAAAATGGTATTACCCATATAATCGTATACAAATGTTTAGAGAAATAGTTAAAGACCTATATATAGGCAAATCGAAGTTAACCATAGAATGTAACCAAAAGGAAATACCCCAAACTACTCTGGTTCAAGACATATTACAGAATACGGGGTTTACTGGTAATATGCCCGACTATGGTACCTATGGTAATTTCAAGGATGGAAAATTTGAGATTACTCCAATGATGCCTAAGCATTGCTTATTTGTTACCGGAGTACCCAAAGGGGCAATCCTTGATAATTTCCGAGTTAGAAGAACATATTGGTCCTCTTATTATGAGGATGATGTAAGAGGGTACTTATTTCAGATTACAGATGAAAGTATACCTCGTTTAATAATCACAAACTAAATCTATATGGAAGCAATCGATTATGTAAAATTATTTAAGCTCGACCAAGAGAATTATGATTTTAAAAGGGAAGAGTTTATATCCGAATTAGGTAAAGAATTTCTAGATTATTGCCAAACCACTACAATTGGGATAGATAAAAAGACTGGCAATATATACTACTACCGATTTAGGGAAATAGTTAAGAATTTCGAAACTAAATTCTGGGCAATCTCAGAACTTAAAATAGGAGAACCATTAACTCAGAAATTATGGAATGCCTTTTTCGCTACTCAGGTAGTTCCCCTAAGGCAAAGGTTATTCCCAAAGGTTCAGAAATTAATCGAAGAGCAAAAGGGGATAACCAATAACCGTAGTAAACAAGACAAAAAACCTACGAACCATAAAAAGGCAAACTATGGCAAGGGAAATCACAGACCTGCATGGGAATAAATTTAAGGTAGGAGATTATAAACTTTGCCTTAATATTCCCATCACTGGGAAAGGTAATTTAGTATTCACCAGGGACCTAATCTCTGGTGAACCTTTTAATTTATCAGTAAGTAAGAAAAAATATAAGGGATATTTCTATAACCTATCTTTGAATCTGTATGTAAGGTTCGATTTAGAGTATATTGGTTATGATGAAAGTTCCGATATCAGAAAATCTCATTTGTATGTCAGAAAAGGAAAATAAAATGGTAAGATTCCCAAGACCTATGGGGACTACTGCAATGGCATTAGAATATCAGAAGAACCCAAATGATGAACTTCTGATAAAGATACACAACTACATTATTAATCAATGGCTGATGGGTAATGGAGTATTATGTGGTATCACTTATGATATCAATACATTCTCATACCGTATGGGTATAGATATTAACTACATACGGGTATTTATGAGGGATAGGCTATTAAGCTCTAGAATATGGGATAAAGAAAAAGCAGAAGATTTACTTCAAGCGTTAATGGGAGAACAACTAGCATGGGCATTAGAAGACCGTATGGAAATAGCCCATCAGGTTAATATCCTAAGAGAATCTCAGGGAGGGAAATACGTACCGTTTATATCTGCCGAGCTGGGAAAGGCCCTTAAATTAAAGCTTGAATCCTCTACATCTCTGCAATCAATAGTACGTAATCTTACTGGAGGAAGTACTACAAATATCTTTGCCCAATTTAATCAACAGAACAACGTAACACAGCAAAATGCAATCACTGTTGAAGAGGCACGTCAAATCGTATTGGAATCACAAAGGGTATTAGATAAACCAGAAGAGGCTAAACTATTGGAGGATAGGTATGACATTAAGTCTCTACCTGAAGTAGTTGCTACTAAACAAGAAGGAGTAGATACAAGTAAAGAGGGTCTTAACCTTAATAAAGCAGAGTTAATGCAAATTACTGATGATTATAAGGGAGCTATGTCTTCATTCTCTAAAGAACATCATGAACTACGTAGAGAAATCGAAATGCGTATAGACCCAGACGAAGAAGACCCAGAGTTATACCAATATGAAGACTTTGAGGAAGAAGAGAAAGAGGATGGCTCATTTGCATCTCAATTCCTCCGAAATAGTAAGCTTCCATAGTTATATCCGGATATTGCATATTTAAAAAGAAAGAATTATATTTGCATATCAATTTTAAAATAGACAAAAATATGGAACTACCAAAGACATCTTACAAAGAGACTCAGGTTAACAAGGTTAATCAGGGTACATACTTTAAATTAAAACCAACTGATACTGCTCCAGTATGGGTAAGAGACCATTATGATAAATCATCTAAGACTTATGCTTGCCATAAGTACGATGACTCAAATCACGAAAAATTTCTCAAGGGAAAAAGGAAAATATACATTGACTTTACATTTTAATCACATGAACTTATTTAGACGAAAGAGATGCTGTAGTGAACTCATTGCTATTAAAAATGGCAACTTAGTATTCAAATTGAGTAATACTCATATCAATACTGCTTATAATACTTTACAGGCAATAATGAGGAAATCTGGTATATTCGATGAGAATCTATATTTTGACTTGTACCGAGAATATAGAAGACATTATGCTATATACGACGTAGTACCATCGTTGCTAAGGTATAAGCTACCATTGATATTTTCAGGTAGATATCCTAAAAATCTATTCGATAATCAGTTTACCTTCGAGGAATTGATACCTAATGCTTTGGTATATCATAACTTACCAGAAAATTTCAGATTACCCGAAAGCTTAGAGAAAATCCTTTTAGAAGTCAAGAAAAGGGTATCTGCTTATATAGACCAAGATGGCATATCAGACCAGGGTTATAGGGATTTGGTTCGAACAAATTTCGTAAAACAATGGGATGTATTTAGAAAGGACCCATCTCTTATAGATTGCTATATGGATGCTCAATTGGGCATGCTATATATGTGGGCTAGAGTAGAAAATAAAACAATAGTAAAGAACATAATCGAAAGAACTCAAGATGAACTAGCTCAAGAGTTCTTATCTAAAAATGATACGTATGGAAAATAAAGAGAAATTTGCCTTTAGAAAGGCAATTATGTCAGAAGGTGTAGAGGTAGAATACATCAAGTTAATTACCTCACTTGAAACTAAGGCAGATGACCAAATTATCCAAGCTTTTAAGGATAAAATTTCTACTCCTTTGGTTACTTGTCATGCCGAGATGTTATCTAGAACACCCAATCAGATAACTTTTCAAACATCCAAGTTTAGTAAACAGAGTATGACTTACAGAGATTGGGAATTATGGGTATTCTCTAATATTCTGGGAGTATGGACATTAAATCGATATAGAATATGATTACAATGAAGACTCTCCAAGTAGAGGATATCAAGGATAAATGGTTATATAATGCCCTAACTCAGGGCATTAAAGAATGTATAACTGCTCCAGTCCTAACTTTGAACCCAACTAAACCAGAACCCATTAAGAGGGCAGAGATGATATTAGATAACTTTTCTCAAGATGATAGTCCAGTAATTGCTACTATAATTGCTCCAGGCAATTTCATACAGATGATACTACCGAAATATGAAATACTACTTTCGGTAATGTTCATATACAAAGAGACAGATACCTATGTACAACTTGTAATACAAAAACTAAGTTATGAAAGAGAAGAAGGAAAAAGCAAGGACCTGGCTCTTCTTTTATGGAATCACAGAAAAGTTCTATAATAAAAGAGGCTATATATCTCTTAACTCCTCAGTTACCTTAATATTTGAAAGGCAGTCTAATCCACTGCCTTTCATAGCGTGTACACATCCTCAGCCACTTTAAAATAAATATAGATATTATTTTCTATATAAATAAAAATGATTATATTTGCATATCAATTTTAAATATAGACAAAAATATGAAAACGAACTCAGTAATCAACAATCAAGACGAACAACTAACTAAGGTAGTTCGCAATTTCCTTGAAAAGAAATCTACATTCGAACTTGATTCGGATGAACAGGGTAATCTTTACAATCTTCTCATGGTTCTTTTATATAGACTAGAGGATGTTCATAAACTTTGCTGCATTGATATCAATCAATTCAATATGTATGAAACTACATATTACTCATTTACATTCGAATCGATGCTAACAATTGATTCCTTCACAAAAAAGAATCAAATTGCCGATGCTGCAGTCGAATTTATGAATGACTTTACCGATAATGATGGTATGTTCATATCATTTAATCAACTGGATAAAAATCATTGGATTTTCCAACTTAACTTTTCAATATCATGAACGAAGAACTTTTAAATGAACAGGCCCAAAAATTACATCAGGCTCAAATACAAGAATATCCCTGGGTATCTGCAGACCCCGAGGATGCTAAATCCTATATTGAGACTTATGGTGATACCGATGTACACCTATATTATGATTACTTAATTGCTAACGGAATAGGAGAAATAGAAGATGAACAAACCGAGATATAAGGTAAAACCTTTAGTACCACGTTACATAGAGTTTACTACTGGGTCAATATTTGCAGGTACCTGGTGCCGATACTCTATAACCCTAACTTTGCATCAATGTTATATTGAAGCTATATGGAAGGTAAGACCTTCATCCTCTGATAAATCATTAGACGGGCATAAAGAAACTTTTAATACTTTACAGGAGTATCTAGATTGGTTTGATAATCTTAAGAAAACTTACAAGAAAAGAATTACCCGTAACCAAATGATGTATGCTTCATATAACGAGGAACTACGTACATTTGAATATACACCTTATGAGAACGCTGCTACAAGGCGTTCACGTGAAAAACTAAATAAGCCAAAGGAACCGTTATTGGCCGATGGATTATACTAATCCCTAACCAGTTAATATATCTTCAGGGAGTTCAGAAATACCAACATCTGGTGGGCTCCCTTTATTGCATTTATATTTGCATATATAATATATTATATGTATATTTGCATAGAGAAAAAATAAAATAATTTATTAACCGACCTCGAACAAGGTCACAAAACTTATTTCTTATGACAACTATTACAGAAATCTCCAATCACCTTATGGGTTACTTCGATGGAACATTTGATGCTTTTGGTTACGTTGCTAATTCTATTAACGAAATCTCAAATCCAGATGAATCCTATATGGGAACTCTTAATCTGCAATTCAGAGATTATCCTACAGACGATGACGAAAAAGAAGAAACTTACTGCAGGGAATCAGATGCTTTTGAACGGGTAGTTCTTGATTACATCAACGAATTGCTTCAAAAGGAATATTATCCCAATGCCGGTTACCAATTAGAAAAACTCAATAATAACCATCACTTTATGGCAAATCACGAAGGGGATACTATCCAGGTACATTTCAATGATGAATCCCTTTTCATTATCATTACTATGACAGGGCAATATTAACAAAATCTTCTGGGAGGCACTCAAAACACCTCCCAGAACCTCCCTATTTATAAAAATAAAAGTAATTATAGAAACAAGTTTAGAAATAATTTTGTATATTTGCAGCGAGAAATATTTCTCAAATAATTTTAAATATAGACGTTATGAAAGAATTAAAAAATTTAGAGGCCATCCGGGAACTGCTTGCTTCTCATCCCATTTATACTTATGATTACAGCGATGGTCTTTATATTAACAAGGAAGCTACCAATATCCAGGTTTACTCAATCAACTTAGAGGATGAACCTTTTGCTGCTTATATCTCAGGATATATCATCACATATGCTTCAGAGGAAGTTCTCTTCGAAAATCTCCGGGAAAACATTATTTCTCACATGGACTTAACAAAGGGTGCCGACGACCAATATTATGATTATTCACCCGCACAGGTAGAGGCTATCTTATTCGGAATCCTTCAATTAACCCCAGAACATCAGGATTATATCATAACCGGACTCAAAAAACATCTCCGGGAATTTATCCAAGACGATGAACAAGATGAGGACATGATATCCCAATATACCAATATCTACAATGATATCGAAAAATGGGAATCAGACCACAGGGAAACAGAAATCCTCCAACAACTTGCAGTATCAGAATTATTTAACCAACTAAATAAATAATCACTATGGTAAACTTATATAAATTACTCAACGTACTGGAACAGGGGCATGTCCTGTTCCAACTCAATAAATGGAAAACCGAAGGACTTTGGTATCCCATCACTCAATACAAAAAGGAATCAGACGAAATTCAGGTAGTAACCAATTTATTTATTCCGGAACAAAAGGAATATCACATTCAACTTTCTGGAAATTATCCCGAAGAATCAGAAGCCTGGGACAAGTTTCTAAAGGAAAACCAATGGAAAATCTATCCATTACTTGCAAATATAATGCAAGTCTTCTTGCCCACAGGGAACTACCAATTATTCTATACTCAATATCCACAAGGATTCATATCCATAATCGCTAAGCCCCATGATAAGTAAAGAACTCAAATCACAATTAAGTATTCTCAAGGAAACTAACCCAGAATATATTCAAACCCTAAAGGATGCCGTTACGGCATCCTATAAGGCAGAACTTCAGGCAATCAAACCCAGTTCTACCGAAGAAGAGGAACAACTCAATATCGAACTTAAGGACATAGTATTAAAAATACTATTTGGGCCTTTCTATAACTATTTCGTATCAGAATACGTAGTATCAGATACTATATGGGAAGAACAGGATAAACTAATCGAGGACTTATATTATTACTTCAAATCATGACACCGTATATTCAACAACAACTTAAAAAGCTATGCGATAATCCAAATTGGTATGACGATATGCTCATCTCATGGGATAAAAACCCAAGAAATCAAAGGGAAGCTATCTATAACTACCTTTCTCATGTACAACTAAATGGGTTACTAGAAAACACTCAGATAGTTTTTACATTCATAGATGGCGACATGAAACCAGCTTTCTATTTCGAAATTCCCAGAGATACCAATCGATATCTTATACTGGGAATCCTCGATGAAGCAGGTTATCCTCATTGCTGCCTATTAGGCCAACCAAAACAAATGTTTAACCCTCAACTCAATTAACATCATGAAACTTACAGTAAACAACTACCCCATCGGATGGGAGTGGCTATACAGAGTACCTCTAGAGGACTTTACTTGGCTAATCGAAATATTTGCTACAATGACCGATAATACAGAGACTTATGACTTTGCTACCTTCGATAAAGAAGCAACTAATGGAGAACCTCCTTATCCAGTAATCGAAATCAATAGGAAAGGCTTATCCCACTTCATGAATGATGACCAAGGCTATGAATCAGGTATATCCATGTACGGTCACTACATAGCATGCAAATGCCTTGACATATCCTCAGAAGAGGAATATATGAATCACTTAACTGATATAAGATTATTAACCAACGAACTATAAACTATGCTAACATCAGGTAGATTCTTAGTATCATTCGAAGTCCCGGGACCACTACCTGGGACTACCGAAGGCTTCTGCGAAGAAATGAACATCCTCTATCACATAATCCGAATAATCCTATCCGTAGTCACCATTCTAACCCTCATACGCAATGAGAAAATATACCAAGCCCACAAGCATACCCACCCAACAAACAAAATAAGGTATATCATCTCACAGCTAATAATACTAACCCTATACACCTCATCACTAATCCTGGTATCCTACACATATAGGATTATACTTAGGCACCTATACCTATAATACCATCTACCCTCCCCCAACAAAGAAATATATAAATAAAATCGTACAGAGCCTAACTACGTACCTAATAACCTAACTAAGGTACACATATAATAATACACCTACCTTATATACATATAATAATACACCTACCTTATATACATATAATCAATATACTACCAATCATATATAATACATATATCAAGGTACCTCGCCGGGGGTTTTGGGGATTTAGGCAAACAAGGCTAGGCAAACTTACCTTACTATACAAAGCCACTCAACTACACTATAGCCACTATACTATATAGCTCTACTACACACTTTAAAGGCAAACTCAAAAAGGCCTAAAAAGGCAAATAAATCCGACCATTAATGGCCTCTAAATCCGATTGCCTTGAGTACCCTTTATATGTATTATATTATAGATTGCATTCAAGGTAATTCGAAGGTAGGGGATTATATAATACAGATATGTTATGTAGCTTCTATGTATGTAGGTAGTATAGCTTTAGTACATCGTCGATTAATGGCCATCACAATTTACCTTGATTACCTTCACCAAGTTATTATATTATGTATTATATAATAAGTATTGGGTTGGGGATTAGGTAAATAGGATATTAGGTTTTAGGGCTAAATGGTTTATAGGATTTAAGGCCTTCAAGGGGCATATTTAGGTAATATTCCTAGTAAATATGTAATTTATTTGCTTAGTATTTATATTAGCATTATTTGTAAAGCTCTAGGACAATTTTGTGATTTAGGGGTACCTAGATTGCCTAGAGCCATTAGGTATTATATAATATAGGTTATAGGTAGGGAAGGTAAATGGCAATCTCCATTCATGGCCCCGAGGATTTAGGTAAATATAATTCAAGGCCCTCAATAACCTACGAAGGCAATTAGGGTTATTGCATATATAATATATTATATTTATATTTGCATAGAGAAAATAAATAGTATTAATCATTTAAAAATATACCGATATGAAAACATCTCAAGCATCCTTCAGACAGAAAAACCCACAGGTAATCATTAATTCATTGCTAGCTTACCTTTGTACTCATGACTCATATTATCCTTGGTACCAATACATTGCTAATACTTATGATAATTCTATCACTGGCTATGTACCTATCCCCAACCAAGAAAATCCTTTCGAATACCTAGAGCATATTATCAGGGAGGAACCCAATACTAACGAAATCTTGGTATACTATAATACCGATGATGAATTCTTTTCTTTCCATCGCTTACAGGATGAACCATTGGCCGATATCCAAGATGCCGAATCTATCTATGCTTGCCCTAAGACCTTTGGAATTACCTTCTACCTATTCGGGGATTAACTACATTAACCCAGGCCTAACTTAGGTACCTGGGTTTTTACTTACGCTAACTTAGTAAGCCCTTATAGGCTATCCTAATCTCTATAGGCTTACCATAGTCCCTATATGGCCTTATAGAATTAGGACCCAATAGGTTTATAGAGGGCAATAATAGGGATATAGCTAATCGGCCTTAATTCTTTATCACCTTAGTCCATTAAGGGCCTTCAATATACAGGTATATAATACACTCTCAAGAGGACAGGGATAATCCTATATGGCTTATTCCATATACATATCATATATGCCCACTACAAGGCGTGTGAAGATTACCCTTGTACCCCCAAAATTAAGTGCAAATATTAAGTCCTTTTAGGGTGCACAATATTTTCTATTTTATGAATTTTTCACAAAAATAATTTTGAAAATAAAATTATTTATTTTCTCAAAAATTTTTCTTGAAATTATTTGTAGATTAAAATATTATTCGTATCTTTGCAATGTGAGAAAAACAAAGCGATATTTGAATGAATTTTTAATTAAAACTTTTTAAGAAAATAATTTTCTAAAAATTTTGTAGATTAAAAAATAGTTCTTATATTTGCAATACAGAAATGAAACAAACCTTATTAGATAGTTTAATAAGTCTTGAATATCTATCAAAAAGGTTATAAAATAATAATAATAAAATATTCAAGCGTTTTTATTATGACAACAAAAGTAAATAACGTGAATGTAGAAAAAGCAAGTGCAAACGCAAAAGCAAATAGTTTGATTGCTTTAGACGTATTGAAAAGCGTAAAAGAAAAAAATGCAGGTCTTTTCAAAACTTCTTTAGGGACAAAAACAGAAATTTACAAAAAAGAACTTTTTGAGGGTGCAAACGAAAAGCAAATCAAATCGTTACGCAAAAAGTTTAGAAATGTTACTTTTAATTTTCTTTCTTCAATTGCAACAAATGCAGATAAAAAACTAATTGATGGCTTTATAGACTTTTATAGACAAGTCTATGTAATAAACGATTTTTCTTTTTCTTCAATTGCAAGCGAAAACACTAAAGAAGAAAAGAAAGCGATATTAATAAAAGGTCTTGAAATCGTGAAAAAATCAATGAAGTAAAACAAAATCGGATAAGGAGTAAAATTTTACTCCTTATCATAAAAATAAAATAATTATTATGTTATTAATTTTGTTTGTTATCTTATTAGCTGTTTTTGTTAGTGCTTTATATGTAGTTTATATTCTTTTAAAACCAAATCATAGAATAATATCTACTATTATTGACGTACAAACTTTTCAATTAATTAATGCAGAGCAATTTCTATTGATTGAACAAATAAGCATGAACTATTTAAATGAAGTTGAATATACAATTTATAAAAAATTTTCTTTTAAAACTTTTTTACTATACTTATGTTATTGTTTAAATGAACAATTTATAAAAAATTTAAATAATCATCTAGTAGATAATTAGAAAACAAAGGGACAAATAAAAATGTTAATAAAAATGTTAATAAAAATGTTTGTCCCTTAATTTTTATTTTTAAATGTTAAATTTAACGGAACCGTACTCCCCATTTAGTACCACCAAAATTCTACTCCTCGCTATAAGACTCTGCCAGAACTCTCTAACCAGATTTTAGTACCCCACGATTTTAGGCTTTCGCATTAAGGGGTACCTTGAAGGCAAATACTCATTTTAGTACCACAACTTTCGAAGCCTTCGCATTAAGGGCATGCCCAGATATCCCACACCACACATGCCCACATAACACACAGAGAAACCAAAGAATAAAACATCCCTGGCTCTCATCCACCTTATCCCTCTGGTAGATTACAATATCAAAGTTCTTTCTATAAACCAAAAACTTATAAAGATATGGAAGAAAAAACATTATTCAAACTAGCACGTGCAATTACAGATACAGGTACAGATACTGTATCTTCAAAAGGTGGTACTATAACCTACCGTATCACTTCCCTCAAAAGGAAACTGGTAAATGGCAAAGTAGTTTCAACCTCTACACCCTCTTGTACTTTGGGCTCAGCCTCCGTAAGTTGGGCTATTTGGGGAGGAGTTACCGTTGGAGATGGTTACTTAGATGTAAAAATTAACTATTCGGAAAATACTGGGTCCTCAAGGTCTACTACTCTGACATTTACCCAAAATGAGTCTAATAACAAAATCAATCTCACAGTAACTCAGGGATCCGGTGTAACCTATAGTGGACACATAGAAATGGTTTCAAACACATTGCCTTTAGGTGGTAATAAAGATGATACTGCTCAAATCTTTGTGATAGCCTATTTAAATGGTAGTGATGGGTCTAAAAAGCCAGAAACTCCCCATGTGGGTAATGCTCCCGATTGGTGCTCAGTATCCGTTGCCCAAGTGGGTACTCTTGAGAACCATTACATGTTAACCCTGACTGCTTTATCGAGTAATCAAACTGGAGCTAACCGTTCAGGGCATATCTTCTTAACCTGTGGGGATGCTAACCTTAGTATACCAGTAACTCAGAAGTCACGGGTTTCAACAACATTCACTCTCTCTGGATTGCCCACAGGTACAGGCTACTATCTCTTTGGCAGGGGAGCTAGGCCACAGAATACATCAGCTTCAGGTCAGATGTATCTACAGGGTCTCTCAGCAACTGGTACTACTACTATGCAGATTCCATTCTATGCCAATGACTCAGAACCAGGTTCTCGAATAGAATGTACTACTGGAGATAAAGTAGCTGTATATACTAAATCAGGTGCTACCTGGATATTAGAGGGGTCATTTATAGTACCAAGTGCAGGAGGAACAGTATCAATCTAAAAACATTATACATTATGGAAAATAAAGTTCTTAAATTAGGGGGGGGAGATCCACCCAAGATGTATATGCAGAAATAAGACAGGGAAACTCTGAGAGATGGACAATACAATCTCAAAAGCGTAAGTATGTAAATGGCAAATTGTCCGGTTATTGGGGTTGGATATACTGCTAGCATCAATAACCCTGACTATCTTTTAGAAGAAGACAAGAGTAACAATAGTATTCAGATTACTGCACAAAATGACGGTACTTCTGGGCTTTGTGTACTTACACAAAATGAATCTGGTAATAAAATAAATCTTAAGATTACTACTCCCGAAGAAAAAGAATACTGGGAAATACGTTTTAATCCTATAACCATCAATGGAGTAGACATGAGTGCTTTTTTCTTTACTACCACCAATATTAGTGGCGAAGATGGACCTATGGCTGATGGTACCCTATATAAGAATTGGATAGTAAATCAAAATAGATATGCTATTAATGTCTATATTGCTAGTATGTACCCCTTAAATTCCGACATGCTATCTTGGTCCTGCCTCGATAAGAATGGTAATGCTTTTAGTCCTAACTACGATTTACCAAGTAATTCATACTTTACAACAAAAACAACTGGATTGGGTTCCTATACTCTTACAAAAGTTTCAACTCCCCCTGTTAGCAATGATACTCCTATACTCTCCAGTAGGTTTAACCCCACTAAAAAATATCCATTAGATTTGAATTTTTATTGGGCAAGTGAAAAGCCAACTTAATACGGGTATTAAGATAATATCCCAATTATAAAAGCAATTACCCAGAATATAAGAGCCAGTGTATATGCAACAGAATATCTATGCCAGGGATACCAGCAGGTAATATAAGAATCTACTTTTAGTATTTCTGGATGTTCTTCTTCGTATTTTTTATCTTCTTCTCTAGAATCATACTTATATAATATGAAGAAAGGTAAGAATACGAAGAAGATTATTAATGTAATTGGGAATAAGAGTAGGAGAAGTATCTCCCACCCTTGCATTGATGTCCCAGCATAATCACCGTCTCTATCAAAAAAGAATCTCATAGTAATTTGTATTTTATGTATCTGATTAATAGATAAATTGGAAATAGAGGTAATACTATCCATACCGAGATGAATAAAACGAGAGAGTGTATTTTGTGAGTATAGGGTAAATAATCCAAGCAAGCCCTTACAAAAAATACCGTGAATGGCAAACATACCAAGTAAATTATCGCTAATACTGTAATCATTGTTCTCTGAAGTATCTGTTAATAATCTTGGTAAGCTTCTTATCAAATTCAATCATCATATCGAAAGCTTTCGAATCTTTCATACTTCTAATTTCCTTATCAAGGAGTTCTATGTTTCTCTTGATTGAGAAATAGGCCTTGTATGCAAGGAATATTCTTTCATTCTCTTCCGTAATAGGAAGAACTTCCCCCTTTTGCCCATCCAATCTTGGATATGTATCATCAGGACCTAAGGTTCTTGCAACTTTTACTCGGTTACTGAGCATTGCGAATCCACCTTTTTTATCGATAGATTCCACTGTAACTTTCTCAATGATTGGTCTTCCAGATAATGTGAAGAGAACCTCATCCCCCTCTTTAAGCTTTTTGATTTCTTTCTTTTCTTTTTTTTTCATATCTTTATTTATTAAGAATTTTTCTTTATGCAAATATACGAAATTATTTCTTATTTATTGCATTATCTATTTTATTTTTTATAAATTCATAGGCATTGCCCTGGTAATCCTCTAGCATTTTGTATTCCTGTGGAGATAGAAATATTCCGTTTACTTTAAAAGCATCTCTTAGATGCTCTGGTATAGTGCCCTGGTGAGCAATGTTATTATAACGGATAATGAAAAGTTTCTCTCGGTCTTCATCAATAACTCCCAGAGTGTTTACTGGTTGGAGTTTAGTTTGGTAAATACCACCAAAAGCCGAGGGCACCATTAAAATATTTCCCGGTATTCTAGTTATCCAATGGGAATAATCTGGAGTAATTACCGCAATTTTACCCTCTTTCTCAAGTTCTTTATCATAAGCTAATCGATTAAACCAAAAAGCACATTTAAAACAAACTTGTTTTCTTGCCATAAGTTGGGGAATCTCTCTAGTTTCATCGAATTCCTCTAAATTAATTGGTTTGCCACATATCTGGCACTCATTTTTCTTGTCCATATTGCATTATTTTATAAGTTATATATGATAATAGAACCTCTAAACATATTGAAAATGGGTTATAAGCAATACTTTTGTTACTAAAATTGAACCATTAAAACTGATAAGTTATGGATAAACTAACAAATGAAATGATTAAAGACCTTGCTATTCGCTTAAGTCTAGAACCTGCTCTATTGAAGGCTGTTCAATTGGTAGAAGCAGCAGGTAGAGATGGGTTTTTAGCTGATGGTAGGCCTCAAATTCTCTTTGAGGGTCACATTATGTACAAAGAAGTACATAAGAAATTCCCTGACAGAGATTTAGCTTACCTTTGTAAGAGATATTCTACGATTTTCTTCCCTAAATGGGATAAATCGAAGTACTTGGGAGGTGTACACGAGTATAAGAGACTCGAATTAGCCAAAGAAATTGATGAAGAATGTGCATTGAAGTCTGCAAGTTGGGGTATGTTCCAGATTTGTGGGTTCAATCACAACCTCTGTGAATGTAAAGATGTCTTCGAATTCGTTCATAAGATGTCGGAATCTCATGCAAATCAACTAGAACTCATGTATTATTTCATGAAAAACTCTGGTTGTTTGAGTAATCTCAAAGAAAAGGACTGGGCTGGCTTTGCCAGAAAATACAATGGTCCCGGGTATGCCCAGAATGCCTACGACCAAAAACTAAGAAATGCTTACGAAAATTTTAAAGGTAAATTATGAAAAGATGTCACTTTAACAGCTGGGTAGCAAAGGTATTCCTTTTCCCCAGTTACAAAGCAATTACTCTGGTGTATAACTCATTCTTCAAACACAAAATAGAAGAGTGTAAACCTGATGATATCAATCATGAGTGTATTCATCAGATACAGCAGATTGAGTGTAGTATAGTGGGCTTGGTACTCGGTATCATACTCTGGTTATCCTTTGATATATCCTTCTGGTGGGTAGTGGCCCTGGTTTTTGGATTCTTCTATCTCTGGTATATTATCGAATACATAATCATCAGGTGCTTTGCCAAGTGGGATAAACAGAATGAAAGGTATCATGATGTAAGTTTCGAAGAAGAAGCTCACAACAATGATAAGAATCTGAGTTATTTGGAAGACCGTAAGCCATTTGCTTGGATTAAGTACATTAAATTGAGAAGCTACAAGAAATGAAAAAACTAAGGGTATTGGGAGTGTGCGCTGGACAGGGTGCACTCCTGTTCCCTTTTAAGAAGAATTTGTTAGGGAACATAGAGATAAGGGGAGTATTCCACACTCCAGGCGAAGAACAATGGAAATTAAATTTTGGGGATATACCGTTCTATAAGGGCTTTTGTTTACAAGAATTCAATGAGAAAGTAGACATAATTATATCAAGCCCTGATTGCGGAGCAGCCTCAGTAATGAGGTTATCCAAAGTAAAGGAATTGGGTAATCCTAAAGATAACCGTAGTCTTAATCTAGTAATTGCATCAATACTCGAGTATAAACCCAAGATATTTCTTATAGAAAATCTACCAAGACTGCTAACACTACTTCCCAAGGATTTCTTTGAGGAAACATTCAAAGACTATAAATTAATTTTTCACGAAAGGTCAGTTTTAGACTACGGAAACTCTCAGGAATCAAGGAAGCGATTACTCATCATTGGAGTACATAAAAAGACTGGTAAGAAATACTTGAATGCTTTTGATGAAGTATTTCAAGTAAAAACTCCAACAACTACTAGAAACCTACTTAAACCACTCACATTCTCTCAGAAAAATAATACTAACCAGATTCCGTTCATGAGTAAAACTCTGGCAATGTATGACTATCGGAAGCTTCCTGAAAAGAAGAATCTTACAGTAGCAAAGATACATAGACTCTGGGTTAGAGATTTCAAGGACGAAAAGAAGTGGCCTATCAAAACTGCAAAGATGAGTACTCTTCCAGGAGTATATCGATTGGAGTATGATAAACCCCCCTTAACTCTCAGACCTGCAGATAGGCAATTTAGACCCGATGGCTACCCTTTGGGAATAGAGGATTTCAAGGCAATTATGGGATTCCCTGATAAATTCAAAGTTTACCTTCACAAGAATGGTGATACCTTTGAGGATGATTTTAAGGATTACCATTATTGGCTTAACAAGGCAAGGTACACAATTGCCAAGGGTTCGGTTTATGAGGTAGGTATTTGGTTTAAAAGATGCCTTAAAAAGGTACCTTAATTTTCAGTGACTCCCCCCTATATATATTATGGCCAGGTAAGAAGGTAAGAAGGAAGGAAAGGAATAATTCCAAAATACAATTCTGAAAGGATAGGGATTGTTAAGGGAAAGGAAAACAAGCCACAAACCTAACTAATTGATTTTGAATGAATTAGGTAGTACCAAGACTTGGCAAGTTGATGCCAAGTACCTGATTTAGAGCTAGTTGACTATATTCGTATGAAACACCAAAATCGAAAATGATATGACTAAGAAGATTTTACATCGTTCGGAAATTACACCGAAGAATCTGAAAGCAATCTTCAATCTGATTGCTGTACTATACAATCGATTGATTAAAAATAGAAAGGGAAAAATTCGTATAACTCTTTCTGAAGATTCGAAAGGACTTGAATTTAGATTAAGAATACCTACCTCGGAATTAAGTTCAAGTATGAAAGCTTTAATCCGTATTGGTATGGATAAGTTCATTGCTAAGGACACTTATTTGAGAATCAAGGATGAAGACATTTAAGAGGGCCTTGTTTATTGTACTTCTAGGATTTACTATTTACCTTTGCTTCAGGAATTACAAACTTTCTCGAGAGGTTGATTCCCTGGAACTAGCGGTCAATGAAATCCCAGATACAGTATACACAGAGAAACCCTTCAAACCAGAGAAGAAGTACTCAGAAAAAGTTGAACCAGGTAAAATCTTAGTTCATGATAATAAGCAGCCAACTCTCTTTCCTGATTCCATACTAAGGCAGCCAGTTATCAGTAACCAAGATTCCCTGGTTCAAATCGTTTTGAAGAAAGATAAGTTGAACTTAAGTCTGTTCAATAAGGAGACTAACACTTATTCAACTAGATTATTCCCAATCGACTTAGATAAGTACAACTACAACTGGTATGAAGGTCAATTAACTCGAAAGAAAGTTGCAAGGTTATCACTTAGCCCATACGTCTATGGCAAATACAGACCTTTCAATAATCTCTTCGATATGGGAGCTGGTCTTTCAATCAAGACTAAGAGATTTAATTACAAATTCGGAGTCAATACCTTTTACTATCCGAAGATAAAATCTGGTATAGGTACTGACATCGAATTTCAAATAAAGTATAACTTTTAAGTAATGGCAAAGACTATCTCAGAAACTAGAACTACATTAACTCGGGAGGAGCTATCAAACCTATCCCGAGTTTCTAGTGATGTTTTCTTTTTTAGCCTTTTTTGCTATGTGATACATCCAGTAAGAGGAAAGGTAAGATTCGATTTATACCCCTTTCAGAAATCCGTTCTCTACAATTTCATTGCCCAACGATTCAATATCATTCTCAAATTCCGTCAGGCAGGAATTACAGAACTTATTTCTATGTACTGTCTTTGGTTGGCGATGTACCATCCCAACAAAAAGATAAACATTATCTCTATCAAAGACACAACTGCTAAGAAGGTACTTAAGAAGATTAAGTTCATGTACAAGAATCTTCCATGGTACCTTCAAACTCCCATAATCAATGGTAGAGCTGGAGAATACGGTTCTGCTTCCATGATAGAATTTGATAATGGGTCATTTATTGAATCAATTCCGACATCATCCGAAGCCGGTCGTTCGGAATCCCTTTCTCTTCTGGTAATTGACGAGGCAGCAGTAGTAAGATGGGCTGCTCAAATTTGGGCTGCTGCATTTCCTACTCTTTCCACTGGTGGAGCTGCCATCGTCAATTCCACTCCCTATGGAGTTGGTAATTTCTATCACTCAACTTGGGTAGATGCCATTGCAGGAGGTAATCCTTTTAACCCAATTCGATTATACTGGCAAATGCACCCAGAACGAGATATCAATTGGTATAACCAAATGTCTTCTGCTTTGGGAGCAAAACGAACTGCACAAGAAATTGATGGTGACTTCTTATCATCTGGTAATACAGTCTTCGACTTAGCCGATATTAAAGCTATCGAAGACTGCCTTAGTGATTACCCAGTTATTAAGAAGAGATTTAATGGTCAATACCGACAATTCTGTGAACCCGAATCAGATAAAGAATATTTCATTGGTGCAGACGTTTCAACTGGTAGAGCTTCTGACTACTCTTCATTTACTTGTATGGATAAGCTAGGAGAAGAACAAGTAGTATATAAGGGAAGAATGGCAGTGGGAGCTTATGCTAAGTTACTTGGTGATACTGGGAAGTTGTTTAACTGGGCAGTAATAGCTCCAGAATCCAATGACGTTGGTTTATCAGTAACTTCTAAGCTTCAAGACGAAGGCTACCCTAACCTTTACTACTACCAGAAGATGCTAAAGAAAAAAGGTAAAAGTAGACCTGAAATGGATAAATCCCCTGGTTGGTTAACCACCCAAAAGAATCGTTCAGTGATAATAGAAAACTTAGAAGAAGATATTCGATTAGATCACGTAACCATTAAGGACCCATTCTTTGTACAAGAAGCTTATACCTTTATATACGATGGTTTGGGCAGACCTGTTGCAATGGGTAAACATAGGGCTAATAATTCAGCTGTAGATGTAGACCTTGAAGGAGACGTATATGCCGATGATGATATCTTTGGAAAAGCAATATGTAATCACATAAGGAAAGGAAAAACTAACGTAATCGTACAACCAAGATGAAAAAGTACTTCAATTTTAGTTGGGGTTGGGGACGTAAGAAGGACCCTCCCAAGAATGGTACATCCTCTAATAAAGAGGAGAAGCCTGCCACATCGATTTCGCCTGGTAGGGTTTCAGTTGACGATGATAGCGATAACTTAATTACATCATTACAAGGGTTGACTAAATTAGTTGAACCCTCTTTTCGTGTTGATGTGATACCTTTAATTCGGGATTTATATAAGGTAAATCCTGATATGGGCATTGCATTGCAAGATATGTTTAAGTTAGCTAACACCAGTCATACAGTAACTTTCCCTAATAATACCGATGAAGAGGCTTCAAAGATGAGAGAACATCTTAAGAAAGCCACCAAGGGATGGACCAGATATACTGCTGGTATAGATGGTTTAGTTAATAAAATGATTGTTCAACTTCTTGTAAGTGGGGCAATATCCGTAGAAGGAGTACCAAATGATAAGCTTGATGGTTTGGCTACTGTATTATTCCTTAAGCCAGAACACATCAAGTTTAAACGTGAATTAAATGGGGTGTATGCTCCTTACCAAAAGAATATGAATTTCTTTGTTAAGCAACAAGATTACATTAAGCTTAACCCAGAAACCTATTTCTATGTTGGTATGTTCAATGATACCGATGAACCTTATGGAGTTCCTCCATTTATGCCATCATTAGATTCTCTCAAGGGTCAGAATGATATGAAGGTTAACTTCAAACATATCATGGAGATTTGTGGTATGGTTGGTTTCTTAGAAGCTAAGATGCAGAAATCTCCACAAAGACCCAACGAGAGTATCAAAGCTTATGAATCTAGATTATACCATGAACTCAATATCCTTAAACGTAATGTTAAAGAGGGTATGAAGGATGGAGTAGTTGCTGGTTACATAGATGACCATGAATTCAAACTTAACTCTACTACTAAGGAACTCGGTAATATCGAGAAGCCTTGGAATATGAACCAACAATCTGTAGCAAATGGGTTGGGAGTTAATGGCTCTATCATTGGGGTATCATCTACTACGGGTGAAGGTGCAACGGGTATAATGCTGTCTAAGATGATTAGCCAGTTAAAAAATATCCAAATGCTTGTAGCTTATGTATTGGACCGACTTTATTCTCTAGAACTGCGTCTGGCAGGCTTTAATAATAAGGGAATGAAGATTGATTGGGGAACTTCTACAGTTTCTGATGAAGTTAAAATCCAACAAGGTCTTCAGTATAAGATACAGAACCTTGACTTATTGTATAAGGCAGGTATCATTAGCCAAGAGCAATATGCTTGGGCAATGGGTTATGATTCACCAGATGAAAAGGAACCAAGAGTTTCACTTGAGGACCAATTTGCTAAGGGTGGTAATATAGACCCACAAGAGGGTACCAAGAAGAAACAAAGGCAGGATGATAAAAACCAATCTGCTCGTAGGTCAAGAGATAAGACAAACCCGGCTCCTTCTCGAGGAGACCAAAATACTAAAGCAAGATGAGTAAATTCACAAAGAAAAACAAAGAGCATCTTGATTCTATGGTGATAGGTCAAGGCCATACCATTATGGCTGGGTATATCCCAGAAGCAGTGGGAGCCCAGACTTTCTCCGAGAATTATTACAAATGGAAGAATCCTACACCGGACACCATTGCTCAATTTGGGTTTTGGGGAGGGGATATAGATTATAATACCTATTACCCTAACCTGGATAAATCGGAATTAACTCCAAAGGATGAAGAGTTTATCGAACCTATGTTCCGATTACTTTCAGAAACGATTGTATCTAAGAATTGGAACCCGACAGACTTTGGTCAGAATGGAGTACTAAAGGCTTCTATGAAGATGTTGCTTGGTCAAACAGTAAACTGTGACCATGAAACCAACATCGGTAATGCTATTGGTGCTGTATCACAAGTAATGTGGCAGGAATCCTATAAAGACGGTAGCTTTACTATACCCGCTGGTATCAACGGTATTCTGAAAATCGATGGTAAGGCAAACCCAAGAATTGCTAGAGGCATCCTTATGGAACCTCCTTCAATTCATAGTAATTCAGTTACTGTACAATTTAAGTGGGATAAATCCCATCCCCAAATGGAAGATAACGAATTTTATCAGAAACTGGGTACTTATGACTCTAAGGGAGTTATGGTACGTAGAATTGTTACTGAAATTGTTCGTTACCTTGAGACCTCACTAGTTTCACATGGTGCTGATTCATTTGCCCAGAAAATTGGTTCGGATGGTAAAATCATTAACCCAACCTTTGCCAAAAGAACTTGGGCATCTTATGAAGAATACAGAGATGATAAATCGAAGCAATACTTCTTTACTGATTACAAATCGGATTTAACATCATATCAAGAAAAGGACGATACTCAGGGTTCTTTTAATGATAATGATGCCAAGGATAATCATTCAAATAAAAATAACATGAACGAAGAATTACTAAAATTTCTTGAAAGCCTTTTTGGGGATAACATGCTTACCCTGGAAGAAGGTAAAGAGATGAATCAGGAAAATGTAATTGCCTGCATTCAGACTTTGGTATCATCCAGAAACGAATTGCAAACTTCAGTAGATAATCTTACTACAGAGAAAACTTCTCTTACGGAACAGATTACCAACTTGAATGCCGAAGTAGCTAACTTGAAGGAAATGGCAACCGTAGGAAAGAATCACATTGCTTCTCTACGTGAAAATGCCGTAGAAACCTACAAGAAGTTGATGGGTGATAAGGTAGATGAGACAATCGTTACGATGCTCAATGCCGAGACTACTGGTATTACTACTCTTATTTCCTTGACCAAGGATTACCAAGCTCGCTTGGAAGAGAAGTTCCCTCTCACTTGCTCAAAATGTGGTTCTAAGGACGTCAACCGTGCTTCCTCAATTGCTGAGGATGATACCGAGGGTAAAACTGGAACCCAGGGTACTGATACCCAACGGAATTCAGAATCTCCGAGTACTAAGAATGTAATCGATAACTTGTATCGAAACAAAATCAAATAACTAATATAAATAATCCGCGTTATGGAAAAAACTAAAATCGTAAACGACCCTCAGCAACTTACTCTCTTTGGGGAAAGAACCCCGAGAGCGGTGATTTACAAAAGTGAGTCACACAAATTGCACCAGGCTTTCAATGTTAAAGCTGGAGAGAAAATCGTACAGGGTATGCCAGTGGCTTTGAATGAAGAAGGTTTGATTTACCCTTGCACTGATACAGCTACTCAAGTTTATTTGGGTGTAGCAGTAACGGATAACGTTAACCCTGCTTATCAACCTCAAAGAAATTTCCCGGTAGAGGTAACAGTAGCTATGGAAGGTTACATGATTTGTAACTGGGTATCAAACGGAAATATCGAAGCTGGCTATGTAACTCCCGATGGAGAATTGCTTAACGATAGATTCGTAAAAGCTAACCAAGCAACTTCAACCCAGTTCATTGCCCTTAATCCAGCAGAAGAGGCAAATGAGGTAATTCAAGTACTCATCAAATAAGAGAAAAGAAGTTATGGAAAATAAAATAGATATTACAAAGTTGAAGGCTCAAGATTTTATGAATGAGCTGCCGGAAATGGTAAGAAGCTTGGAAGCTGTTCGTTCCGGTTCACAGGACAAGAAGCCTGTAGAGGTAACTTTTGGAGAATTGGTTACCGGTAAATGGGGTATTTCAGAAGATGAACTTTTTGAAAAGATGGGCATCAATCCAAAAGTGGACACGATGCAGAACATCTTTACAATGCCCCAACAGAATATTCGTTGGATTGTTCCGGAAATCATCCGTGCTGCTATCACATTGGGTATGCGCCAGGCTCCGTTCTATCCAAATATCATTGCATCTGACCAACCAATCAATGGTTTACAAGCAATCATGCCGATGGTTAACATGTCGGATGCTGCCCCTGCAAAGGTTAATGAGGCAGAAACTATCCCATTGGGTGATGTTAGCTTCGGACAGAAATCAGTTAGCCTCTTCAAAATCGGAAAAGGTTTCAAACTTACTGATGAAGTTCGTAACTATGTTTCACTCGATGTCTTGGGAATCTACCTTCGTGATTTTGGTGTTCAGTTGGGTTATGCTCTGGATACTCTGGCTATGGACGTTGCTATCAATGGTAACAACCCTGATGGCTCTGAGTCTGCCCCGGTAATCGGTGTATACGAAACAACTAACGGTATCACTTACAAAGACCTTCTGCATATTTGGGTACGTGCTGCTCGTATGGGACGTAACTTCCAAACTATGATTGGTGGTGAAGACCAGGCAATCGAAATGCTGAACTTGCCGGAATTCAAGGATCGTCACTCTGGTACTACAGAAGCTACCCTGAATGTTAAGTCTCCTGTTCCCAAGAATGCTGACTTCTACATTCACCCGGGTACACCCGACCAACAGTTGCTGTTGATTGATACATCTGCTGCCTTGATTAAGCTTACTGCTCGTCAGTTGATGCTTGAATCTGAAAGAATCGTTTCTAACCAGACTCAGGCAATCTATGCAAGCTTGACTACTGGCTTCTCTAAGATGTACCAGGATGCAACTCTGTTGCTGGCTGCCGACAAGAAGTTCTCAGAATTCGGCTTCCCCGAGTTCATGAACGTAGACCCATATTTGATGGTTAACCTAGAATAATAAGGGACGTCCGGTTTCATCTATATAAATTCCCTGAGAGGGTAGGTAACTAAAAAGACCTATCCTCTCTTTAATCATTAATCATTTTTAAATCTTAGGAAATATGGCTAAAGATAAATATACAGTAACTGTGGGACCAAGAGCTTACAGTTTTCATGACCAATCAACTGGTATTACCGTTTGTAGAGGAGAAGACAAGGAACTCTCTCGTCGTCAATTCCGTGCACCAAAGATTCAGAAGGCAATTGCCTCTGGCCATCTGATTATCATTGCTGATAAATCAGAAATCGAAAAGTATTCAGAGGCCGACATCGAAAAGTTGGATAAGAGACTGAATGCTCAGTTCAAGAAAGGCATGACTCTTGAAAAACTTGCAAAGGGCTATTCCCTGGAAGAACTGAAACTGGTAGCAGGTCTTCATGAAATAGTTGCCGAGAAAGATGATACAGTAGAAACACTTATTCAGGCTTTGCTGGAAGAATTCGAATCCTCTTCTAAAGGGTAATATATGAAAATTACATAAGACAGACTAATATGAATAAAAATCTGGACTTTTTGTACGTTACGTCAGGTCTGGAAGTTTCATTCAGAGTCATATCCAAAGTCCCGGCCAAATCCATTTTTGACTGGGACTTTGGCGATGATAAGGGAGAGGTTTTCAATGGTGGAAGACATGTTTCCTATTCTTATGAAACTCCCGGTTTCTATACAGTAACCCTACATGTAACCAACTCTAATGGTTTAGATATCACCGTAGATAAGACTCTGGTAGTTTGTGATTATGGTCATACGGCATTAGCCGATACAATATATAACTTAATCGACCACTATATTCCTTCAGAGATATCAGAGGGAATGACCAGGGAAGATAAATCTATCTACATCACCAAATGGCAATATTATATTGGTCCTCTAGTAAATCACCAAATTCCTGCAGATAAGTATACTGATGAATTATGGTATGAAGCACTAGAAAACCAATTAATAATGGAATTGGCAGCATGGGACTTTCTCAATGTGAAGATACTTAATCTATTAACAAGTACTTCAGAATACCTAAGTCAATTAACTTCTACCAAAGAACAAACTGGTGATGGTACTTCTAAACCCGAACTTGCCCGAGGTGATAGGATAAAACAAATCACTACTGGGCCTACTGAAGTGCAATATTATGATACCTTGGCAGATGCTACAAGTTCCCTATGGAAAACACTTTCTCAAGCAATGCAACCAGGTGGATTAATAGATGAATTAAGAAAGAACCTTTGTATGTTAGCTTCACGATTGGAAATCTACTTACCATTCTGTGATGAAGTATTTAGAACCGTAGTCCCAAAAGTAGTTAACAGAAGGCAACCTGGAGTATTAGATGGACCAAATCCAAGTGCACCTGTAAATGGTGGTAAAAAATCAATCCTAACTAAGTTATGACAAAGACTCCTCATAGAATGGTGAAAAACCGCTCTTGGGATAGATACAAGAAAATTATCACTGACTTCTTAGATTGGGATGCTGGTAGGCAATCCATAACCTGGGCTAAGAATGTTAATCAGCTACTCAGTCATGGTGAAGATAGTACACCTAATTATTACAACATCCAAATAGAAGCTTTATGTTACTACAATGCTTTCAGAAACTGGCCTATTAATAAGGCTACTGTTACTGGACAATTGGATGACGAAAACTTATCAATACTAATTAGTAAATCTTATATAGAGAAAATCGGTTATCTTACACCGGAAGGTTATTGGGATTTCAATTGGGAACAAGATAGGTTTATAATAAATGGGATAGTATATAAACCAGACGGTGATACTCAAACTGCTCAGGCAAAGGATGAGGCTTTAGTTTTCATGGTTATCCTAAAGAGAGACCGAGATACCAAAGTTGAATTTGTAGAATAAAAATAAAGTATATGGCAAAGATGTTAGTACTGAGGTGGACACCAATTACTACAAACAGTGGAATTTGGTTTGATAGTAATCTGGTTATCCTCAATGGTACCTCTGGAGTTCATATTGAAATGAAAGGTAATGGCAATGATGTAACGGCATTTCAATCGATGACCGGAAACAAATTTGTCACCTGCTTTCAAGATTACTTCGGGGATATCTGGGATAAAATAATACCTCATCCTGGTATAGGCCAGGTAATAAAATTCCGTGTAAATAGGCTTCCTGATTATGCTTGCATACGGGGAGATATTGAGGACGGTGGAGATGTAGACCCCGAAAATCCAGATGTACCAATGAATGCCTTCTGTGGTTCAGAGGGAGAACCATTCAGGGATATCGATTCTGAATTCTTACTGGGTCGTCAACGTGCAGTAATTAATCCTTAAATTTTATAAAATATGTATGTAAGTAAGTATTATACCTGCGAAGAAATAGACCAGCGATTATTACAGGGTTACTATGATGACTTTGTTAAAGCTGGCTTTGGAGGAACTATAAATGAGTTCTGGGCCTTCGTACTTTCTATCAAGAATAAGGTAGATAAGAAAGAAGGATACGACTTATCGAAAAATGATTTTACAGATGAGTTGAAGGCTAAACTTGATGGCATCGAAGAACATGCAAATTATATCACTAAAGTTTCTCAGCTTGAGAATGATTTGAAATATCAAACCGAGGAAGAAGTTAAACAGATGATTAGTGATTTGGTTGATGGTGCTGATGATGCCCTTGATACTCTTAAAGAGTTGGCAGAAGCATTGGGCAATGACCCCAACTTTGCAACTACCATCACTAATAAATTAACCGACCTTCGTACTGCTTTAACCGAAGAGGTTAATCGTGCTAAGGAAGCCGAAGCTGCTCTGGGTGCTGCAGTAGCTGCAGTTCAGGATAACCTAGAATATGGGTTAGACCAAATCAATAAGAAGATTGATACCGTTAAGGCAGACTTAAAAGCTGAAATCGACCGAGTTGAGAAGAAGGTAGATAAGAATGCTGAAGACATCAAAGACCTTGAAGATAAGGTAACCGAAAAGAATGATGAACTTGAGAATGAACTCAAGGGACTTATTCAACAGGAAAAAGACGAACGTATTGCTGCCGATAATGAGATTAAGGAAAGTGTAAACGAACTTAAGACTCTGCATATCAATGATAAGGCAGCTATCGAAGCAAAGATTGCCGAAGAGGTATCTAATCGTACAAATGCAGATACAGTACTGGATTCTAAGATTAACGAAGAGATTACCAATCGCCAATCAGATACCCAATCTCTCCAAGGTAAGATTGACCAGGAAAAGGTAGACCGTCATTCTGAGGACCAAGTTCTTCATAATGAAATTTCTAAAGAGGTATCAGACCGTACCAATGCAGATAATGCTTTGCAGGGTAAAATCGACCAGGAAGCTCAAGCTCGTACTGCAGCTGACCAGGTATTACAGAATAACATTGATTCAGAGGCTACTACTCGTGCTGCCCAGGATTTAGTCCTTGACCATAAAATTGAGGATGTAAAATTGCAGGGCCAGGCCGATAAATCGCAATTGATTGAGGCTCTCAACGCTGAGATTCAAAATCGTAAAGATGCTGACACTGCCCTTGATAATAAGAAGGTGGATAAACGTGAGGGTTATTCATTAACCCAAAATGATTTCACCGATTTACTTAAAGCCAAGTTGGATGGCATTGAGGAAAAGGCAAATTACATCACTCACATATCTCAGCTTATCAATGATTCTGGTTTCCAAACTGAGGACGAAGTAAAAGCTGCTATTCAAGAAATTGTAGGTGCTGCTCCTGAAATACTTGATACTCTTAAAGAAATTGCAGATGCCCTGGGTAATGACCCCAATTTCGCTGCAACCATTACAAAGAAATTGGCTGCAGTTACCGAACAGGTTAACCAGGAAATCGAAGACCGTATTGCTGGTGATGAAGCAAACAGTGCAGAAGTAGCTACAGAGGTTCAGGCACGTAAAGATGCAGATACAGCTCTTGAAGCTAAACTGAAAGAATACGTAGACAATAAGTCTGCTACGGGGGATGCTGCAATCGGTGTTGTAAGGGATAACCTTAACAAGGAAATCCAAGACCGCAAGGATGCAGATGCTGCAATTCAAGCAAGCCTGGATAAGGAGATTGCCGACAGAAAGACTGCCGATGATGCTTATACTGTTAGTCTGAATAACGTTAACAAACGTGTTTCTGAGTTAGCATTAAGCCTCCAGGATTCAATCAATACCTTGCGTAACGAACTCACTGCTCAGGTAAATGCCAATACTACAGCAATCGCTACTAACCAACATGATATTGAAAGAAACTCAGAGGCAATCACAAACTTAACTAAGACTGTAGGGGATAACTACAAGGAAGTTAAGGATATGATTAACGAAGAAATCGTTGACCGTACGAATGCCGACAGTGCTTTGAGTTCTCGTATCGATACTCTCAATATTGACCTTAATACAGAGAGTGTAGAAAGAAAAGCTGCAGACCAAGTTCTTCAGGTAAATTTGGATAAAGAAGTAGCAGACCGTACTGCAGCCGATAAAGCCTTGAGTACTGAGTTTACGGCTAAATTGGATAATGCTAAGCAGGCTTTGGAATCTGAGGTAGCTAGCCTTAATACTAAGCTTGAACAAGAAAAGGAAAACCGTATTGCTGGTGATAATGCTTTGGGAGTTCGTATTGATTCTCTAGAGGCAGGTAATACCGATGCTATGAATGAATTAAAAGCAAAGGTAAATGCCAACACTACTGCTATTAATGTAGAGAAAGACCGAGCAATTGCCAAAGAGACTTCACTTGAGGCAAAGATTGATACCAACCTTCAGAACCATAAAGATGATATGGCGGGTATCAACCAAGCTATACTTACCGAAAAGAATGACCGCTTAGCTGGTGATACTGAGTTGCAGAATAATATCGATAAGGAAGCTACAGAACGTGCTAACCAAGATACCCTTATTAATAATGCTATTGCTCAGGAAAAAGCAGATCGAATTGCTGCTGACCAGGCAATGGATGGAAAGAAGGTAGATAAGGTAGACGGTAAAGTACTTTCTTCAAATGACTTCACTGACTTGCTATATGCCAAGTTGGATGGCATCGAAGAACATGCAAATTACATCACTAAGGTATCTGAGTTATTAAACGATTCAGATTTCCAGAGTGCTGAACAAGTAGAGGCAGCTATCCAAAAGATTATTGGCTCTGCTCCAGGGGGACTTGATACTTTGGCCGAGATTGCTAAGGCTCTCGGTGATGATCCCAACTTTGCAGCAACTATGACTGCTAAGCTTACTGAGTTGGGGAATAAGCTTGAAGCTGAAAAGAATCTGCGTGAACAAGGAGATAATACTCTGCAACAGACTTTCACTAACTTAAGTAATACTCTTACTACTACGGTAAATGAGTTGAGAACTTTCGTAACTGAAACTCGTACGGAGCTGTTAACTTCCTTGAATGCTACCAATGCTCTGGTAACTCAGAATGCTGCTAATATTCAACGTAATCTGGAATTGATTCAGGGTATTCAGGATAACATTAATGGTAACTATACTGCCATTACCGATTTGCTGAATAATGAAATCGCTGCTCGTAAGGCTGAGGATATTCGATTAGAAGCAAAGATTGACCAGAATACTTCTGACTTAAATACAGAGAGAGAGGAAAGAAAGGCCGCAGATAAAGTTCTCCAGGATAACATTGATGCAGAAGAAGCTGCCCGTATTGCTGCCGATACAGCTTTGGGTAAACGTATCGATAAAGAAATTCAGGACAGAACCGATGCTGATACTGCCTTAGATAATAAATTCACTAACATTACCGATGACCATGAAGAAAGACTGGTAGCTGAAGAAGGTACTTCTGATGCTTTGCCTGATACCATGGTTACCGATGTTAGTGCTGTAACAAGAACCGGTACCCAACTTTCTTTCAAGGTAAAGACTTCAACCAAGGATAATGCAAATAACCAATATGGTGAAGAAGTAGAAGCTACCAAGAACTTACTCCCGGTAACTCAAACTCTTGCAGGAGTTATGTCTGCCGCAGACAAGGTTAAGTTAGATGGGTTAGACCCCAATTCTCTGACGGATATCTCTGCAGCTTCAGATGCTAATAAGGTAACGGTAACGGTAACTAAGGATAACGGTTTGAATGCTGATACTACCGAAACTTTCGATTTGCCTCAGGTATCGGCTACTAAGGCTGGTACGATGACTGCTAAGGATAAGGTTGAGTTAGATAGAATCTCTACGGCTAACTTTGCTCTTGGTGTAGTAACTCCCAATGAAACTACTGTTGGCATAGCTGCTACTAAGACCGTAGTTGAAGATGGTACAGTAGAACAGAATCCTATTACATTGCCTGCCTCTACTGCAGAGAAAGCTGGTGTACAAACTGCAGCAGATAAGAAGCTGTTTGATTCTATACCAGATAATATTATTATCTTATCTGGTGATAAACCAGTTGAGGTAGGTCAACAAAGTAGTCATGTTACTTTAACTCATAATTTCTCTTCTAAAAAAGAAGAGGGTATTTATACTCATGAGCCTGAAGATTATAAGACTACTTATATCCCAGCAGCTACTACAGAGAAAGCTGGTGTAATGACCGCCCAAGATAAAGTTAATCTGGATGAGACATTACCCAATGCTATTGCTCAAGAGGTTCAGGACCGTAAAGATGCTATCGAAGCTTTGGACGGTAAATCAGAAGCCGCTCTTGCTCAAGAAGTAGCTGATAGAAAAGCTGCAGATACTGCTTTAGATACCAAGTTTACTAAAGCTGTAAACGATGAAGCAACTGCTCGTACTTCTGCTGATACTGCATTGGGTGCAAGGATTGATAAAGAGATTGCTGATAGAACTGCGGCAGACACTGCCCTTGATACTAAACTGCAGAATAACATTAACACTCTAGAAGCTAAGCATGATGCCTTTGTAGCAACTAAGGGTAAGGCTGATGGCTTTGCTCCATTGGATGGGAATGGGTTAGTACCTGCTAACCATTTGCCTTCATATGTAGATGATGTACTTGAAGTATATGCTACCTATGATGTAAGCCCCACTGGAGGTCTTACTAATGTTCAATTGTATACGGATGCAGGTCACCAAACTCCCGTAGTTGGAGAATCTGGTAAGATTTATATAAATGTTGCCGATGGTGAACCTCCATACCAATTCCGTTGGTCAGGTACTAAATTCGTAGACAGTAATACTTCGTCTCTTATCATTGGGGAAATCGCAGGTACTGCTTTCGAAGGTAGTAGAGGTAAGCATCTTGAGGATGTGGTATCTAGCATGCCTAAAAATTTAATTAGTAAGGTTTCAATAGCTAACAAAAATAAGCGTAATGTTATTATCTTATGTAACTATTCTGCTACGGATGGTCAAGGGCATTACATTGATAAACCCGATGGGATGGTAATCCCTCTAACTCCAGCCACTACTCAAGAAGCTGGTCTGATGGATGCCGATAGTGTAATAAAGCTTAATCAAACCTTACCAGATGCTATTGAAGCTGAACAAGAGGCCCGTATTGCAAAAGATAATGCTCATGATAAGCTTATTAATAGTTTACCGAATGAAATAATGACGGTAATTAACTCTATTAATCCAGCTGCGGGTTATCTCATTCTAAAATATTTTAGATGGGTAAAGAATACTGAAGAAGGTTCATATGCTAGAGGTACTGATGTAGATGTTAATATCCCTGCAGCAACCAAAACTGCTGCTGGTGTAATGACGGCATCCGATAAAACTAACCTGGATAATACGGTACAAGGCTTGGCAAATGAGATTACGGATAGAACCAATGCTATCAATTCTCTTCGTACAGAATTGAAAACTTACGTTGAGGGTTTGATTGCCGATACGGGTTCAGATGTAACTGCCTTAGAAACTAAGGTAAATAATCACATTGCCAATAAATCTAATCCTCATACAGTTACTAAAACTCAGGTTGGATTGGGTAATGTTAATAATACTTCTGATGCTGATAAACCAGTATCTACTGCTCAAGCTACTGCTATTGCTGATGCTAAGGCTGCAGGTACTGCTGCTCAGACTTCTATCAATAGCCATGCTGGTAGAAAGGATAATCCTCATACAGTAACTAGAGCTCAATTGGGATTGGCAACTACCGACCAGGTAGTATTTGCTAAGACTACTGCTCCTTCCGGTTTCTGGAAAGAGTCTTCAGATATTCGACTCAAAGATAACATTAAAGATTTGAATCATACTCTAGACCAGATTTGCCAGATACCTACTAAGTCATTTACTATGCTTGGTAAGGAGGATGAGGGAACTATTGCTCAGAACCTTGAGGGCTTAGGCTTTGGTAAATATGTGGAAGAAGTTCCAGTAGAGAAATCTACGGTACCTAATCCAGAGGAATTCGAAACCTTGGAAATCAACGGAGAAGAATACGTACTCGTAAAACAAGTTAAATACCACAAGATGTCAACCTTGGCAATCGAAGGTGTTAAACTTCTCTATGACGAAATCAAGGCTTTGAAGGCAGAGATTCAGGAACTTAAAAATAAATAATCATGGGAGAGATAGCAACCTGGAGTGCTGTCAAAACTAAAGTAGGCCTTGGTAAGACAGGAAATGACTGCCCTACCAAGGCTGAATTGTTAGCACTCTCCCCTACAGGAACAGGGGAAAATTATGTGGGGTTGGAACTATCCAATGCCGGTTCCTATGGAAATAACGAAACAGTAAAGTTAGAGGATATTCATAAGGTAACTTATAGGTATACATTTACAGCTATAAATACTTCCTTTACTTTTCCTGCTATAGGTGGAGAATCAACCCCTGCTAGAATAGGTTTAACTTCAACTAAACAAAAGTATTGGGATGGGGTAGCTCAAGGCTCTTCGGTAACAGTGGGTCATACCGGAACAACTTTACCAGATTGGTTAAAGGGGTCTACTGATACTATGGGGTTTATTGCTACCGAAAATTTAGCTCTATCTTCAAGAGCTCATACTAGAACTTATACTCAAGATGAATCTGGTAAAACCGTTTCTGCTACCTTTACTCAGGCAGCAGCATCCCAGTCATGGACTTATGGTTGGAGTGTAGACCCCACCTCTATACTTTTTGGGGCTACTGGAGGTACTGAAACTTTCACGGTAACCTCATACAAGCAAGAATTAAGGAATGGTCATAACTATGGTAACCAAATTTCTTTAACTTATACTAGAGCCAACTCTGGTAGTGTATCTGGAAGTGGTACTTCTGTAACTATGGGTAATAATACTTCTACCAGTACACGAAGTGGTACGGTAACCTTAACCCAAGCTGAAACAGGGAAGAAGTTAACCCTATCTTGTTCTCAGTCGGCAGGTTATAGAACCTATAGTGAAATCACTGCAAGTGGAGGAAGTGTATCCGATATACCTGCAAGTGGAGGAAGTAGAAGTTCATTCTCAACTATGCCCTCATATTCTCAAACTTGGGGATGGAATGGTTCTACAACTGGAGGTGGCACAATTACAAGCGGTGCTAGCATTAGTTATGGTACTGCAGTTAGTGCAGGTTCTTTGGGTATTACCGTTAAATCTAGAACCCGAGTAGGAGCCCTTACTGGTACCTTATCACTAAATGGTAAAACCAAATCTGTAAGTGTACCAGTATACCAGGCAGCAAATGAAATTACTGGATACACTTATGGCCCTTGGAGTGTAAGCTTAACTGCAAGTTCTTATACTATCGGTAATACTGGAGGTAGTGTAACTTTGTACCCCAGTGCAAGTAGACCAAGATATGCCAATTATACTTCTGGTTTAAGTACAAATGATGGTTCTGATAGTGCTACCCCAAGTTTAAGTACCAATGGTACCTCAGGATTTAGCTTATCAGGTACTACTCTTAGGGCTTCTGAGAATACCAGTACAAGTAGTAGGTCTATCAGAGTTATTGCTTCTTATGGAGGTGCTTCCGATTATGTGGATATCACTCAGGGCGGTGCAAGTGTATCTTATAATTATTATTTTAATTGGGGGAGTGCTCCTGGAAGTCAGACTTCTAAATCTATTACTCATCCAGCTTTGGGAAAAACTGAAGAGGTTCCATTCATCTCTTATAAAAAGAAAGTGATAAATGGTACAGAAACCTCTGATATATATCTGGTAGGAGCAAGTCGAAATGTACCGAGTTGGACTACTGTTAATATAGTAGATAATGGGCTCTCAGTTAAAACTCATGAGAACACTGCTGAATACTCAAGGTCTACTACAGTAACAGTAACTCAATCAGAATCGGGTAAGGAGATAACACTTATTATTATCCAGAGTGCTGCAACTATAACCTATGATTATGTATTTAGGATATCATAGGTTATATACAACACTAGAACATTTTTATATGAGATAGTTAATTTTATTAATTTCTAAATCCAAAACATTATGGGAGTAGAAGTAAAAGGTGCTGGCGATGGCGTTGTAATCGCGGACAGAGGCTGTAATGATGGCTGCTGTTATAATCGGAATTCCGGTTGGGGCTCTGGATGGGGAGCCGTTGGTGGTGTGACCTCAAGAATGGCCAACAGGAAATCAAATGCCTCATCGAGAACACTGCCAAAGATACAGAGATTGCTCGTCTTAACCGAGTAATAGATGCTCAGAGAGATCAGAATATCATCAATCAAGTGGTAGCTGCCTTGAAGACCGGTACTACAACGCCTGCTCAGTAATTTAAAATACCGAGATGATTAAAAGGAGTGCATCTGATTTAGGTGTACTCCTTTTTTCGTTTTAACCCATTAAACTAAGGAATTATGGAACAAGAACAACTTACCGAATTCAAGATACAACTAGCTCTACCTGCTCCCAATATAGAGATTGCACAAGAAGTAGCAAACAAAGCTCAGGTACTCATTAATCAATTTGGATACTATCAATTCTTAAATCTGGTAGACTTTATGCAAAAGAATCCAGGTGCAGTTTCATTCGGTTTAAACTTAATAAATAAAAGATGATTATGGACGAAAGAACATTGATTTTCCAAAAGGTACAGAAAGGTGAAATGATTTTCACATTAGAAAAAGACAGACGGTCTGGTTATCCTATCTTCGATACAGCAAGAATCGTAAAGGTAGGGGAAAGTAAACCTATGGCCTCTGGTGCTAAAGATGGTTTTGTTAACAGTGTCGAATTGGTAATCCAAGATTCGGTATCACAGCTCATTATATATTTGCCTTCACAATCGGATGAGGGTATCTATAATGGTGTATACTATACCACCGATGTAGCGAATATAATTAATGAGGTTACTATGCAGAAACAGAATGCCTTGAATATACTCAACAATCGACCGAAGTTTGAGGCAATTGTTTCTGAATGTGATAACATTCTCAATTCAATCAACCAATCCTCATCTGCCCCGAGTAAACCTGCTCCAGGGTTTGAGGAATTCCGTCAATACATGGACCAACGAATCTCTACTCAAGAGACTCTGTTACAAAGGATTGCTCAGGAGTTGGGATTGGATAAACCTAAACAACAGTAAGAATTATGCCAAGTAAGTCGGTTAATATTACACTATCGACTCCAGTTGGCCCTCTAGAAATATACGTAGATAAACGAGAACAAGCTCGTGCAGAAAGGTTGATTGCCAAAACTCCCAGTATCTTAACCAAAGGCTATGCGAAAGGTACAGAAAAGTTTGGCAATCAACTTCTTCGTATAGTAAGACGAAGTTTGAATACAGGTGTTCCCCCAAGAGGTTCAGGAGTATCATGGCCACCACATGCTCCTGGTATCATAAAGAAATATGGAGACCATACCCTGCTAAATCTTACTGGACAATATGCTCGTTCAGTTACTTTGGTAAAGGGTAAGAAAAGAACTTTCGTCGGTTTGCCAATTGGAATCAAGAAGATTACCTATACTGGTAAGACTTCAAGAAAGACTTTGAATCAGATAGCTATCATGTTAGAGTATGGTAGTAGAGATGGTAATTTACCACCTCGTCCTCTTTGGAATCCTGCATTTGAGGCTGCTGGTGGAAAAGCTGTCTTACAAAAGGAAATACGTAATGAAATTAGAAAAGAAATAAGGAGGGTTAAATAATGGCAGCAGATTTCGAAATATCATCCTTATCCGGAACCGGTACTGCAACTATTAGGGTAAAGCCTAAGGCAGTAAACGAAGACATGGATAATATAAAAGAGCAGGTCCTCAAGGTAGTAGTTCAGGGTGTAGAAAGGGAAGTAACCCTGGTACAAAAGGCCGCTCCTAAAATAGTAGAGACCTGGGGAACTTATTTTAGTATCATTCCAGAAACTACTTCCCATACTTTCGATGGTACTAAAAGTGGTGAGACCCTAGAAATAGGTGTATACAGTTACCAACAGAAGTTTATCGATAATGAGCCTCAAGATGAATACCGTGCTGTAGATTGGAAAGTTGAAAGCTCCTCAGATTGGTTAGAGGTAACCCAAGAAATTGGAGAAGCTAATGCCGCAGGTAAGCTTACTATCAAAACTAAATCTACTAATCAAGAACATAACCTCAGTAACTATGACCCCTTGGAAAGAACTGCTATAGTTAAGATTATCTCACAGCAAGAACCTAACACTGAGATAGTTTTAAATATAACTCAATCTCCAGGTACTAGAACTACTAAGTATGGCTTTGAACCAACCCCGAATATACCATTCCCAAACCTTGGTCAAAATACTAGTACTGCTCAGATTAGTAATGTAAAGGGTTATCAGTACTACCTTATCAACGGTATTCAAGTTGCTAAATTTATAAAACAATTTAAGATAACCGATATAAGTAAGACAATAGAGGGTCAATTCCCTGGAGGTATTGGTTCTGAACCAATACCCTTTAAAGTATGGCTTACCGATTACCCTTCAAATATTGCTACTCAATGGGTTAGTGAATTAAATTGTGTTGGTCATTTACAAACCATAATGAGTGGTTTTGGAGGTATTCAGGTAACTTATAATGGGATTATAAATGATACTGGTAGCCATGAAGTTCAACTAAAAATTAGATTAGGAAATTAATGGTAAATTCAGAAGAGATAGTAGAGAGAACTTTTTATATCTCTTTACTAAGTACAATGTTAGAAATGGGTCTAACTTTGAATCCAGAAGACTTCTTACCTTTGTCTCAAGAAAACGAAAAAAGATTTCAAGAGGCAATTAAAGGTATGAAGAAGTTCATACCTCTTTTTGGTATAGGGAATAACCAAGTAAAAGGCCCAAAGACTCTCCCAAGAATAACCATAGAACTACAAGGTTATTATGCTGGAGATATTGGTGTGAATAAATACATCATTGGTGATAAACTTGAGGATGGTAATTACCAAGCTTCAGAGTTTCCTTATGAAACAAAAGATATTACCATAGATGTACATCTAGTTTCTCAAACACAAGCAGATATGAGGTTGCTACATACAATCTTATATACTGGCTTACCTGCTAGAGGATACGTGAGACCATACTTCAATGACTTAGAGGAATGGGAAAAGGGCAGGCTTGCTCCCACCGGAAACCTATTCATTGAGATTGGTAATTATTATGACCATCCAGATGTAGAACATGGTATACTTGAGAAGGTATACACTTATGTATGTAAAGACGGTATTCTTCCAGAAAAAGCTTTGGGAGAAGGTACTCTTACACCCATCAAGGATATATCAGTTCTTATTGGATTGTTAGAACAAAACGAAAATGAAATGTTAGAGTTAAAAGTACCTAAGGTATAGGTACAATACTCTAGGGTATAAATTAAACAAGTAATTAACTTTAATCACAATAGAATTATGCCAACTTCACCTCACATTGACTTTAAGTTTAAGAACAACAATGTTCTTCAAACTACTCCCATGTTAGGAGTTTCTTGTGTATTGGCTAGAACTACTAAGGGCCCATACGATGACCCATCAGAAACCATCTCTACTTTCTCTCAGTTCCAAAGAATCTATGGTTCTGAAATTGTACCAGATGGTTCTGTATCAAATATCGAAAAGGCTTTGCAGGGTGGTTCTAAGCTTCGTGTTATTCGAGTACTTGGCAAGGGAGCTGCTCAAGGTACAGTAACTGCTTCTCAGGCTGCGGCAAGAAAAGCTAAAGATTCAGAAGATGGGATTTCAGTTGCTTCTGCTGTACCCGACTCGGCTAAACCCTCTGCTCTGATTACTTTCAAATCAGGTAGTACTACCTATAGTTTTGGATTAGTAACTAAGGGATATGGAGACCCAATTGGTAGTGCTAATACTTTCCAGGTTGGTTTTTATAAACAAGCTAATACCTTGTATTATAAAATCTATTCGGCTAATGGGCAAGTACTTGAACAGGGTCCAGTAATAACCTACAAAACTGCCGATGATAACAATAATACTTCGGTAGATTACCTTGCTCTTAGTGCATTTGCTAAGAACTCGGAATATATTAAGCCGGTAATTACTGCAGGTTCCTCTTTTGAAAACCTAATTAAGTGGCTTACCGATGATATCGACGGTACTAAGAATGCTATCACTATTACCGTGGGAGATGCTGCACCCTCCGAAACAGAGAAACTGTTTAATGGTACTATCGGTAGTGCAGGTTCCACTCCAACTGCCGAAGAATGGATTGCTTCACTGGACTTGGTAAGAGACTACACAGACTTCTACCAATTGTTTATTTCACATATCTCTCAACACTTGGAACAAGATTCAGAGGTACTCAAAGTATACAAGGCTGCTGCCGATATGGCAAAAGAACTGATGGAATGGGTACTGTATATCGAAGTTCCCAAACACTTAACCCATTATACTCAAGGTACTCAGGCAAGAGATTACAAAGCTCAGGTTACTTGGGTACAGACTTGCCTTGGTACTGTAGGTAACTCTAAGTACATTGCCTACTTTGGTGGTGGACTTAAGTACTACAACGAAAATGGTAATCTTCAGGATTCCGATGTAGTGGGTACTATTGTTGGTTTGGGAGATGCCTCTGCTACTCAATATGGTCCTTGGAAATCCTTTGCAGGTATGAACCGAGGAGTTATTGGGGATGCAGTTGGTCCAGTATGCCCTAATTATGGTTCTCCTTCTCGATATAACGAACTGAACACCCTTGCTCAGAATTATATCAATGAGATGGTAATCAAAGATACTCCAGATGCAGGTAAGCAAACCATGCTATGGCATTGCTTCTCTTCTCAAGTGAAACAGGATTCTGAAAGGTTCCTTTCAATCGTAAGACTGAATCTTTATCTGAAGAAGTTCCTTCGCCCGGTACTCAACAAGTATATCGAAGAACCAAACGTTTGGAGTACTTGGAAGAGAATCTGGTTGGAGGTTAAACCTACCTTGGATTCTTTGGTAGACGAAGATGCTATGACCGAGTATACCTGGATGGGTGACCAAGATGCAACTTCTTGGGATGACCTTTCGGTTAATAACGAAGCAGATGCTCGTCAGGGTAAGTACCGTGCTATCCTTAAGTATAAGGATGTAGTTCCTATGCAAGAGGTAACTATGGAGATTGTAATTGATGCAGCATCCAAATCTGTATCAATCGTAGAAACAAGTAATAACTTATAAACTCATAACACAATGGGAGCAAAAGTAAAAAACCCACGGAAGAAATTCTTGTGGAGCATCATGTTCCCCAAACACCCTATCAATACCTATCTATTCCAAAGTTGTACTTTGCCGGATATTGAGATTGACCAGGTTGCTCATGGGGACGTCAATAGAGACGTTAAAACTGCAGGTAGGGTTACTATAGGTAATCTTATTGTAGAGAAACTTATGACTACTGCAGGTTCAGACACATGGCTTCATGATTGGCTTTATGCTTGCCAAGATCACATAGTTGGTGGAGGTTTGGTACCAAGCCAATATTGGGAAACGGCTATTGTAAATGAACTTGCCGAAGATGGAGTCTCGGTTCTTAATACCCACGTCTTCGAAGAGGTATGGCCATGTAAGATTACCGGCTTAGACTTGGACAGAATGGCTTCAGAGAATACCATTGAGTCCATAGAGTTCTCAGTTGGTACTGCAGATAAATGCTAATTCCTTAGTCTATTTTCACTAAGATTCGGTGGAGGGGTGGGATTCCTGTGATAGGAGCTCACCCCTTTCTTGTTGTTACAGGGAATACTATGAACATTTGTAAACATTAAAAATATTAAATTATGGAATTTAGAACATTTGAATTTACCGGGCCCTCTGGTTATCTTTATGAAATCCGAGAACAGAATGGAGCTGATGAGGATATTCTCAGCAACATGTCAGACATGAAGACTTTAATGAACCTTACCAAGTTCATTGCAGCCATAGTAATAAGAACTAATGCTACTCTCACTGGTAGGTTAACTGTAGAGGATGCACTTAACTTACCAGTAAATGATCGTTATGCAATCATATTCAATTCTCGTATTTTCTCACTGGGAGACGAGGTAGAATTTGAATATGATTGGGGTAGTGAAAATGGTGGTAAGGTTACTTATGGCCAAGATCTTCATGAATTCCTTTTCGATTATGGTACAGTACCTACAGAAGAGGAACTTAGTGAAAAACCAGATGCTATACCTTTTTACCCAGAGGGAGTTAAATTGATAGATCATGAATACACTCTGACTTCAGGTAAGCATATTAAATTCGATTGCATGACCGGTAAGGGAGAACAATCATTTATGAAACTTCCTATGGAAAAGCAAACTAAGAATGCTCCCCTTCTTTGCCGTAATCTGCATTTAGAAGTAGATGGTAAATGGGAGAAGGTAGAAAGCTTTATGCCATTCAGTGCAAAAGATATGGCTGAGATGAGAAAGTATATATTATCTATCGACCCAGTATTCAAAGGTGATTCCCATATTACTAATCCAGTAACTGGAGAGGAAAGAACTTATCCTGTAGTATGGGCACCTAATTTTTTCTACCTGACGGAAGAGTAACTTTAGAGGGTGATTTTGTTTATATCACCAGAGCCGAGATAGCCTTAGACTATTTCGGCTTTTTACGTCTTCCGTACCGAATAAGGAAAATATTCAAGGAAATGGCCGAGCAATATTATAAACAATTAAAGAAAAGAAAGTAAATTATGAATACCAGTAGGAGTATAGTAGAGGTCGGTGTTGCCATGGTTTTAAAAGACCGATTCTCTCAAGAGGCTGGCAAGATATCTGGGTCATTCAGAACAATGATGAATGATATGAATACCTGGAATAGAGGTATACAGATGTCAGCTTCCAATACAATGGACTTCGGAATGCAGCTCGTAGGGGGAATGGCAAGGGCCTATAAATACTCTGCGGGTGTTCAGAATGAAGTTTGGACTGCTTCGAAAATTGCTGGTGCTACCATTGCAGAACAAAGAGAAATGTTACAATTGGCAAAAGATGTCAATGAGATAACTCCTCTTACTGCTTCGGATGTTGCATCAGGACAAAGATACCTGGCTATGGCGGGTAATAAATTCGAGGCTATTAAAGAAATGATTGGGCCAGCATCTAAGCTGGCTTCAATCTTTACAATGCCAGTGGGACAGAAAGGTGGTGTAGCTGACTTGATGACTAATATCATGTCAATGTACCAAATCCCAACGACTGAAGCCGCTAGAGTAACAGATGATTTATATACTGCAGTTACTAATGCAAACATATCTTTAACAGACTTAGCCCAGTCCATATCTTATGCAGGAGCAGATATGGCAACTGCTGGAATAGACCTTCGGCAAACCGCTGCTGCTATTGGTGTATTAGGTGATATGGGTATACAAGGTTCTATGGCAGGTACCTCACTGGCTAATATGATACGTTATTTACAACTATCCCTTGTTAACCAAAAAAAGAAAGGCTATAACGCTTTAGCAGACTTAGGCTTAAGTCCCGATGAATTCTTCGATGCTCAAGGTAACCTTATAGACCTTTACACTATCTATCAGAAGTTTGCTAAGGCAGCAGTAGATTTACCTTCACGAATTGAAACACCAACTTTCTTTAATATCTTTGGGGTTCGGGGTAATCGTGGTATGCTCCCAGTACTTAGGGATATTGCTTCTGGTAGAGATAAGATGGGTAAGATACTTGCAACCTATAATCAGAATATGGGTGCAGTAAATCGACTCAATGAAGAGAGACTTAAAACCGATGCCGGTGTAATTGACCAATGGCAATCAAGTTTAGAGAACTTAACTGTTACTGCAGGTGCAGCACTTGGTAGAGTATTTACACCAGTACTTCAATTCGGTACCAGGTTAGTTAAGATAATTAACTCAGTATCAGAAACTTGGGCAGGAGGCTTTGCCCTTAGAGTTGTAGCAACTGGTGTAGTAGTGGGTACTATTGTTGCAGGATTTAATACTGTAAGAGGTATTATTAGGGCTGTTGGGTATTTACAGACTATTGCTACTGCTTCTACTGAAGGTATGTCAGCAGCAGCCATAAAAACCAATACTCAGTTTGCCATTATGGAAGCACACCTGGTAAGGATGGTTAACCTTATGAGAACCATGGTACAACTACAGATGATGATGGGTGGTGTTGGTATGAATTCTGCTGGTAGATTCTATAATTCAAAAACTGGTGGGTTTGTTAAGACCCCTAATCCTGGTGTACCATTAGCTACTATTATGGGTACTAGTTTAATTGGTGGAGCAGTAGGTCAAGGTATGGCAAACACTGGAGGCCAAATAATTAGACAAGGAACTGCAAAAGGGTTAGCTTCAATTGGTGGCCGTCTTTTAGGACTCTTAGGTGGACCTATTGGGCTTAGTATTATAGTACTTCTTCCTTTATTAATCGAGGGTATTAGTTACCTTAGCAAGTCTGTAGATAGGAATACTGATGCTCAAAATAATAAAGAGGATGACCCATTAGCTATGAGGGCTCAGAATGAAGAAAGATTTCTTAATGCCATGAGAGCTGCTATTAGAGATGGTTTAAGCGATGGTAAGATTGATATCACAATCGATGGTCAATCTGCTGGAGATTATACCCTTGGTAGTCAACAGGATTATACTGGAGTAGTATTAGGATTATAAACTAAAATATTATGGCTAGAGTATTAAATAAAGCAACAGGTAAGGTTGTTGAAAAATACAATGATCTTACACGAGATACTTCTGGTGTTCTTACTGGCCCATTAAATAAATTATGGAGAGCTCGAATATTATTAAACCGAGCTATATCCACTCTCCCTAAAGATGATGCTTTAAAAGGTAAAGCCTATGACCCTAATGGGGTTTTAGGGGAATCTCAGATATCATCTAAGAACCCAATCTTAAATAAACAACTCCAGGCTAAATGGAGAATGGAATTGCAATTCCCAAGGATGGAAGAGGGAGAAGGTATAGACCCAGCAAAGGGCAATAAGAATACTACTAATTATCGAAACTTTGAGGTAAAGGCAGATATTAGATATCAGAATGAAGTAAGGATATATAATATGTCTGCTAATCCAATTCAATATATTATTTTACAGAACAGACCTCCAGAATTGGATTTCAAAGGAGAAACTACCTGGGCAACAATTAAATCTATGGGACGTAATACCCCTATGTATCACTTTACTGGTGCCGAAGATATTATTCAATTTAATGTATCTTGGTACTGCAATGACCCAGAGAATCCCGAAGAGGTAGTAAATAAGTGTAGATTATTAGAGGCATGGACTAAGGCAAACGGTTATCAGACTGCTCCACCGATTATTCAAATCGAATGGGGCGAATCTGGTTTATTCGAGAACCATTACTATATCCTTACTTCTGCAACCTATACTCTGAAGAATTTCCAGAACGGTTACAGGATAAGGATTCCTGGTAAACCTGCTACATTTGGTAATGGTAAGTTATTACCTGCAGCTGCTACTCAAGAATTAATTTTCAAGAGAGTAAGTGCATACAACTTATCCTATGGAGACTTCATAAATTCTGATTCACTTAAAAAGACGGAGGGCATTAAATATGATTGATACAACTCAGTATTTAGTAGGTGCGAGTCCCTATAACCAAGCCTATGTTTTAAACTACGGTGATGGTGATTATTCTTTAGAGGCTGTTCAAACCTCGGTACCTTCATCATCCGATGATATACAACATACGGTAAAGGATGGGGAGACTCTACAGAATATTGCTTATAGGTATTATGGTGATTCCGGTAAGTGGTATCTTATAGCTGAGGCTAACGGTATACTAAATCCATTTAAGGAATTAGAAAGTGGAACCCTTATAAAAATCCCAGTATATGCCAGCTAAACAAAAACCCATATTATATAACGGAATGGGTCAACCCTATTTGGCCCTTTTCGATTTTAAAGGAATGCCTATTAATAATCCTCTTACGGGCATTCCTCTTGGAGCGTATATAAGTACCTGGAGTTATAAATATGATGAAGAGAAAGAGAATTTAGCAACCATTACTTTTGATACTGGTAATCCAGATACCATAGATATAGAGGCTTTACAAGAAGGTCAGAACATCTGTCTTCAGTGGGGTTACATATATCCAGATGGTTCATTTATTTCTGGGCCAATCAAAGTAATCAAAGTAAGAGATTTTGATGCTAAGTTTGATTCTACTGGTACTCATGTAACTATAAAGTGTATTGATTCTACGGGGGATTTAAGGTATCAACCATCTTATAATTTTTCTGAGATGGAGGGATATAAATTATCTACCTTCTTAGACAATGGCTGTGATAATTCTGTAGGTGTAATCATAGAAATATTTCAATAATGGGACAACAGATTATAAGTAATAAAGTATATGAGTCACTACAAGTACCTACTGAGAATACCAGAACTACTACTGGTAAAGTACTTTATGCGAATAGGTACAGTGGAGTAGCTAGTGTGGCTATGCCAGAAGATTTAAAAGCTCTAATAGATAGTGACTTTGGATTAGTAGGTAAGAATATATTGGTTCAGCTTGAACAGAAAATGAAGGGTTATACTAATGGCCCATGGTATGTAGATTCTAGAGATGGGGTTATCTATATACATAATCGAAAGTTTAATGAGGAACCAGTCCATACCTATACTTATCAGGGAGAGAATGGTGAAGTACTTAGTGTATCTTTTACCATGCAGAATATAACTAAAAAAGTTAAAGCTACATTGGCCCCAGTAATCAATCCCGAGAGTAAAGATTTAACTGTATTCACTACTGGTATAAAAGAACCAGATGAGAATAATTTACCTCAGGTAATGCCCAATGGAACTAATGGGGTATATTACAAAAATTGGAATACTTCAGTAGGTAAATATGGTGCTGAGAATAACCCGGATGATATTTGGAAAGTTAGAAGTATTCAAATAGAAAATGCCCTTGCAAATGATATGAACTTTAAAGCTGCCGTAGCAGCCGAGAAGGAAATGAATCATAAGTGGAATAGCGATGTAGCCGAATACAAAGCTACCAATCCTGCAGAAGCTTATAGAGCGGGTAAACAAAAATACCTTGATGACCTTGAACTAAGTGAATTGAAAGCACATATCAACCGGGCCGTATCTAATTTACCGAGTGACCGTAGAGCTGCTGTTCAACAAGCTCTACGTAATTCAAAAACTGGTGAAGAGTTAGAAGCCAATCTTTATAAGATACTAAAAAATGAACGGTACTTATTCGAAGGGGATGACCAAATGACGTACATGACTATAGAGGATGTAGACCCAAGAGACTATGACCCACAACATGCTAATAAGGGTGGGGCTACTGCTTGGGGCTCAGAGGATATGGCTAGTGTAAATCGAGGTATTCAAGCTTTGAAGGATGGGCCTTATACTATTGTGATAGATGATACTCCCGTGATAAAGTATAAGAATCCCTTAAATCACGGATTGGGTATTTATAGTATCAGTGTTAAAGTACAACATTGGAAAAAAGCCAACATGGATGTACCTATCTATAAGCTTTATCACAACCTATTTAGTAGATATGGTGGAGCAGATAAGTATGCTTGGGCTGCTAATGCCAATGCCAATGGTGGGTTAAAACATACCGAGAAAAGATTAGTATGTCAAATGCAGGTAATAGGTAGACCTTCTCTTGCCTCATCTCAAATAATTAATATTGAGAATGTAGGTAAACGTTGGTCAGGGCCTTGGTATATCAAACAATGTACTCACTCTATGGATGCTGGTCAAGGCTATATAACCAATTTGGAATTAGTAAAGAATTTAAGTAAGTCAGGTTCTGTTACTTCTCAATCCAGTCTATCTACTCAGGATATAGTAGCAAATGATGCTAAGTCTAACAGTAAAACAAGTAAGGGTAAAGATAAGAAATCCCTTAGCCATGTAAACGAATTAATACTTGACTTCACTTACAATGAAGTAGTATACTTCGTGGAAACTTTCTTAGATAAAAATGGGGGAGTTAAAGACAGAAAGGGAATAGAGGAATTTCTTCGTAAGAGGGCTTACTATACCGAAGTACTTGCTAAAGACCCAATCGAAAAAGCAGAAGGAATAGTAATTACTGAAGGTAGTCTTACTACCTCTACTGGTAAGTATACGCCAGGAAAGACAACTATCAAGGATGTACAAGTTCCTGATAATTACTGGGTTAAGTTTGATTATATGGCGGTAGCCATGAGGAATTACAAAGAATATTTGAAATTGAAAAAGAATAAAATAAAATAATTATGGGATACGAAACTGCACAGATTATTACCGAGGAAGGCTTAGAAGGTCTCGGTAGATATTATTCAGTCTATCGAGGTATAGTTGTAGATAACAATGATACCGAGAAGAATATGAATAGAGTAAAGGTATGTATTCCAGAAGTAATGGGTGGTACTTTTACTTGGGCTATCCCTAAAGGTCAACATGGTTCTATAAGTAGTGGTTTTAAATATTTAGCCCCGAAGGTTGGAGACATAGTATTTATTACTTTTGAATTTGGTGACCCAACAAAGCCTTTATGGGAATACCATGGTTGGGGATTACAACAAATACCTCAACCACTTAATGGTCCGAATAAGATGGGTTTAGTTACACCCGAGGGTAACTTAATTGTAATTGATGATGATGAAGGAACTTTGAATCTATATTTTAATGGTTCTGTATCTTTATATTCAGAAAGCGATGTAGTGATAGCCTCTAAGAAAAGTATAGGTATAAATTCTGGTGATTCCGTGATACTTAATACTGGAGAGAATAGAGGAATCATTAACATTGAACAGTTAACCGAGAAACTAAATCAAACTATCCAAGAACTAGAACAACTTCGCAGTATGTTCAATTCTCATGTACACTCAGGTGTAACTACTGGACCAGGTTCTTCGGGTCCAACTGTAACTCAAGTAACTAAACCTTTCTCACAATTCGTTATAGACGATTATGAGGATAAATCTTGCATACACTAATGGAAAAGAATTACTTTACAGACTTAGTTGGTATAGGTGTAACTTACCCTATCCAACTTACAACTAATGAAAAGGGTGAAAGGGGTTGGTACCCAGTAAATGGGGATTTTAAACTTATCAGAGATAATATAAGTTCGATATTATATTACATGATAGGCCAGAGATTTCGACAGGAAAACTTTGGTAGTAAACTATGGCAATGTATTGAGGAACCAAACTCACAAGCCCTAAGTTTTATAATTAAAGAGTTTTTAAAACAAGCCATAGGTGCTTGGGAACAAAGGATAACCTTCCAAAATATCACAGTTACTAGAGTTGATGCAAAAATACACATAGAAGTAACCTATGTAGTAAATGGAACAAATTCTAGTCAGTACCTCGATATCACCTATGACCGGTCGGATAATTCATTAAATACACAATAATATGGGAATCACAAATAAATGGCTTAACCCATACCAGAGGTCTTATCAACAGATTAAGGCCAAGCTGGTTGAATCCCTTATGGGACTCAAAGACCCTCAAGGTCAGAAACTCATAACGGATTATTCGGAGGGGAACATCTTAATTATCATCCTCTCATTGTTTGCGGCAATTGCCGAAGTACTTCACTACTATGTAGATAACATGGCAAGGGAAACTTTCCTATCTACGGCAAGAAGGTATGATTCGGTAGTTAAACATGGGGCTTTGGTAGATTATCATGCTCGAGCAGCAATTGCTGCTACGGTAGATGTAATCTTATCCAGAAGTATTACTGGTAATTCTATCGGAGCCAAATTAACTATACCTCAGGGTACCGTATTCACAGATTCTAGTGGTAATTCTTGGTTATCTGCCAGAGATGTAACTTGGTATTCAAATGTAACTACTTGTAAAGTACCTCTTATACAGCATGAGAAATATACTTCGAGTGCTCTTAATAATATGGTAATACCCAGTGGAGATAGAGTGATACTTAATCTTGGTACTCTACCCAATGGTAAGTATTATGAACAAGGCTCTATGTCATTACAGATAGGTGGGGAAACTTGGGTATTAGTAGATACATTTGCAAAATCCAAACCCACAGATAAGCATTTCATGGTTTCAGTAGATGAGGCACTCAATCCTTATATAATGTTTGGAGATGGTACTTTTGGTAAGAAGCCTGCTGCTGGTGCAAAGATAACTAATGTAGTATTCTACTTAACCAACGGTTCTCAGGGAAATGTAAAGAGTAATACCATTACTTCTATACCCTCAGTAATATCTTCATCAATTACCGAGGCTACAGTAAGTAATGCTTATGATGCTGCAGGAGGTTCAAACTACGAAAACTTTACAATGCTCAAGGAGCATATACCTTTGAGTGTAAAAACCTTGGGAGTAGCAATTACCAAAGAGGACTTCGAAAGTTTGGCCATGTTAGTAGATGGGGTAAACAAAGCTAAGGCAGATTATGAATGTGGTAGAAAGCTTACCGTATATATTAGCCCAGATGGTGGAGCAGTTGCATCTTCAGAATTAATTAATAGGGTATATAATTTATTATCCCAAAGGGCTCCTATGACTACTTGGTTGAAGGTTAAGTCTGCAGGCAAGGTTCAGATAATTCTAGAAATGGATGTTACCGGTAAGAAATCTTATAAGACTGCAGAGATACAAACTCAAATTCTTACAGCATTATACAATGCCTATTCTCCAGAGCAAGCTCAGATAGGAGGAAGCGTAAGGTTATCAGATATCTATGCCTTAATAGATAACTTATCAACAGTAGATTACCTTCACCTTACTAAGTTCTATATTAAACCTTGGCCTACTACCATCTATGGTAATAAAAAATTGAACTTGGGTCAGTTTAAATTGAATAAGGCTAAAGGGTCTATGACTTACTATATTACCTTCAATTCATCCACTACTTTTACTGTACGTTCTGTATCAAATGGGTATATGGCTACTGGTACTGTAGGTAATTCTATACAGGTAATAGATAAGGCTAATGGTTTTGACTTCTCTTTGGATATTCAGAACAATAGCTATCAGTCTGGTTACAGATATTCTATTACGGTATCAGAACCTAACCATGACTATGAAGACCCCGGTTTTAATTTACCAGTATTTGAAAACGCTTCACAATTGACTTTAACCGTAAAAGAAATTGTATAATGATAAACCTCAAAAATCTAATCGACTTTTTGCCATTCGAGTATAAAGCTCAAGATACCTATAAGGTAAATGGCAAAGGCATCTTAGAGAGGTTTCTAGAAATTTGTGGAGAGCATTTTGAAGATTACATTACAAAGGATATTGAGAATATCTTAGACATTATTGATATAGATAAGGCTCCAGATATGTATCTCAATTTCCTTTGGCAATTCCTCGGAGAAATGCCCTTTGCTTATGGGAACACTATAGATGCACAGAAATGGGCAGAGTACTTTAATGGGTTCTACTCCGATGCTAAACTCCAAGAGTTATCTAAGCTTTGGATAATACCAAAGGAGGGACCCTTTACTTTAACCAGTACTCAAGTAAGAAACATCCTGAAGTATTCGATATCTCTTTTTAAAATAAGAGGTACCTCTGAGTTCTTCGAAATAATGATGAGGCTGTATGGGTTAACCTGCGTAGTAACTGACCCTGCAAAGGCTGATAGTTATGATGGTTGGGTAAAAGGTAATCCGCACTTTGACCAGTATTACCATTATGACGATAAGTATACCTATGATAATACTTTCGATTGTTCTCAATGTATACCGGTAACCTTTAGACTTACCGGTCATGGATATACTTCGAACTCGGCAGCTTTCAGAAAATTTAGAGAAGCCGTAGAGGCTTTCTTTAAAAGATTCATACCCTATCATGTATCTTTCGATATTCAATATGGGTTTACCGTAAATGATGGGTATACAATTAAAGCTGAGTTAGTAAATCCGGACCAACCCAATCTTATTACTTCAGAGGTATATGAAGTACCGGTAAAGGTAACTGTAACTTCAGATTGGATAAATGCTGACCTAAGATATCAGATATCCAGTGATAATATAAATTGGGGTTACACTAAACACGAAAGTGGTTCCATTTTTAATATACCCAGAGCAGGTACTTATTATTTTAGAAGTGTGGGAGACCCTACTAAGGTAACTCAAATCACGGTTAATCAAGAATCTTATAATCGAGTATATTCTATTACTTGTGACCCTATTACTGGAAAGATAACTCCTATTAACCTAAAAGTAAGTACAGTAGTAAGGGCAAACGTATCCTATAAGGGTACCGTGAAAACCTGTAATGTACGATTATCCGGTACTGATATAGTGAAAGTCTCTGGCTCAACTTGGGAATTTTCAGAGCCTGGTACCTACATCTTTGAGATTGTAGAGTTCCCAGTAAAGCAAACTTCCTTTGTTGTAACTCGAGAAGAGATTACATATAAGGTAAGATGTACACCTTCTGAATTTAGAGTTGGGGATAAGCAAAGTATCAAGGATGCTACTACCACTCTTACCATCGAATCGAATTATCCAGAATCATTTACTGGTGATTTATACTGTAGGCTAATAGGTGATACCAAGTTGTTTAAGAACGGTGATAAGTTTACTGCTAATAGTTATGGTACTTATAAGTTTAAATGTACACTGGATAAAAGGGAAACCGATGAAGGTGTAGGTATATTCGAAGTAGTATCTGGTAAGACTGCAGTATATAGAATTACTGTTAGCCCACCAACAGTCACATTATTCAATGGCTCTGCAAAAGCTACAGTAAAGATACAACGTATTTCTGGTAATGGAGATGATTACAGAGTAAGGGTAATTGAAACTGGGGAAACCTTTAATGCTCAGAATGGTTATGTATATACTGCAAATAGGGCAGGGACTTATACCTTCCAGTCTGTAGCTTACCCTACTGCTAAGACTACTTTGGTAGTTAATAATTCTCCAGTAGTATATCAGAATAAATTAAAGATAGTACCTTCGGATGCTACAGACAGTCATTGGAAAGAACCCAACTGGGCATTACCAGAAGACCAGATAGATGATACTTATGCAGTATACCAATTACTGGATGAGAAGTCTGCTTGTAAGTTCCATCTTGAGGAAATGAAAAATGAGGTCAATGTAAGTGGTACTGCTACCTGTGATGAGAACGGGGAAACCTATAACCTTGATGAGGAAATTGTTCTTACCAAGGCTGGGACTTATACCTTTGTGGCAGATGATGGTTCTTCATTAAGATGTCAAGTAATACTGGAAGATTATCCTACAATCATCGAGATTTCTTGTACTCCCCCTTATGCAGAATTAAAGGGGAATGTTAAACAAGTATCTACTTTAATCAAGTGTACTTCTAATAAACCTGACTTCGATAGTCGAATAAGGGAAGTTGGTAAAGTAACTACTTATGATGCAGGTGGTGCTGGGTATGAATTCGTTACTGCCCAAGCTGGTGAATATATCTTTGAATCTGTCGTAGATACTTCAAAGAGAACTAAGTTCACGGTAGTAGATGCAGACCTTTTAAGTGTTAGTCCTCAAAAGTTAGAATGGGAACATGATGACCTCTCAGAGAAAACATTTACCATTACAACTTACAGTAATCAATCTTGGCAAATAGTAGAACAATGATAAATTCAACAATCGATAGAATAACAGAGACCACAACTCAGTCTTTATTCAAGACATTCACTGTGGGTATATTGGGAGAGTGTACACAAATCTTGTATAATTTGAGATGGATGATAATTCTTGCAATAATTCTAATCCTATCAGATTTATGGTTTGGGTTATCGGCAAGTAGGTTACAGAAAATCGAAATTCGAAAATCTAGAGCTGGAAGAAGAACTCTAAACAAAATAGTAGATTATATCTGTTATGTTCTACTTGGTGCTGTACTTGGTAAAGCTATTGGGGAACCCTATGGGATGAACCCAATAGTGGTATCAATAACGGTTATGGTAATATGCTACTGTTTCGAAGTAGATAGTATATATGGACACATCTGTGAAATACATGGTATTAAGAAACGGTACAGTATATGGAGAATACTCTTTAAATTGTTAACCCTCAAGTTCAAGGATGTAGGTGAAGCATTTAAAGATATGTCAGAACAGAAAAATCAATTTAAAAATACTAAGAACAATGAAGACGTACTTTAAGTATGAAGGTATTATTAAATCAAAGGAAGCAGCAGAGGCAATTGCTGCTCCTTCTGGTTTAGGACCATTCTGTGGATTTGGCTCAGCTACCATAAATGGTAACAAGTTAGTGGTATCTCCTCAGGGAGTTGCTGGAAGTAAGTATTCCAATGTAATCAAGGATAGGATTATGGCAAGGTATATGGCAAAGGCTTCGGAAGATGGAGAATTGCCAGACGTGAACTTTGGATGTATTTCAAGAGATGGGTATGTATTTATATCCGATGAACAAACGATTACTATTGAGAACATCCAAGGTACCCAAGGTTCAACAGAAGAAGTATTACTCTTTGCAGTACATACTACTATTTCTGAACCAGTAGATAATCCAGTAGACTTTGTAGCTTATTGGAATGAATCCTCCGAAAGCTTCTACACCTTGTTTAAAAAGTCTCTGGATATTTATTATCCGATTGCCGAAGAGAATCGTACACCGGATATCATTAATAATGATGTATATTCTAATTACGATATGACCTATAGCAATCTTCTAGAGATGGTAGAGAGTGCTTGCCCTTATTACTCTAATAATAAAACTTCCGTTGTTCTTATCGGAGTATATGGTAAGGGTACTGATGCAATGACTAAACGAAATGAGAACTTTGCTATCGTACCCTATCAGGGTAAGTTCCAAGAAATCCCTTATACTACTGCTGCCCAGAGTATGATGAAGGAATCAGTGAAAAGAGTAGAACAGATAAATTCAGGCTTTCCAGTAGTAGATGAATCTGGTACTAAGTTAAATATCAAGCAATACATTGATAGTCAAATTGAGGCTATCAGAAAAGAATTCTCTGAATCTCTGAGTACTGCTAACTTACCAATCGGTTCTATTATTCTTTGGGAAACCGATGTAATACCCGATGGTTGGGCAGAATATACTAAGGCAGCTGGTAGAATAGTTATTGGTTACCAAGCTGGAGGTGTTCAAATTGGGGATGAAGTAATGTTACAGAATGTTGGAGATTACTATACACCAACTAAGGGTAATTTCTTAATCTCTATTAAAGGTGATGACCTTCCTAAGCATAGGCATGCTCTTGGTGTATCTAAAGGTAAACAAGATAATGCCAATGACTGGGAGAACGTTCGTCCTCAATCTTTCTTTAATAGGGAGACGGGATTGAATGGAGATTTCGGTAGAGGAACTCCTACCAAGGGTATTCAAGATGGTGCTATCGTAGTAAGCTGGAACCTATTAGGGGAATCTTTCTTACAAGAAACTTCGGTAGAAACTTTGGATATTGAGAAATTGCCACCGACTATTACATTACGATATATCCAAAAAATATCATCATAAAGTTGTTATTAGTTATTTAGTAGTATTAAAACTCATGTGTATTATTTGTATTGTTTAAGAGTAAACATTTGTTTACAATCTGTGTTTTGCGTAGTAAAAATCAATTAGGGAGGGGGCGTTGGGAAACGCCCCTTTTCTTTTGTGTTAATACTTAAGTTCTTCTTTAGCTCGGTCTTCCCAATATTGTATATCTTGTCTAAGTTCCGAGATATATCTCATAGATTCATTAGTCTTAGGCATTTCGAAAAATTCGATAATCATTATATTAGTTATTCGAGTACTATTTTCAAGCCTTTCCTTGATAAAAGGGGGAGGAGTAATTAATACCTCAAACAAAAGATAGGCATCTGGAGAAAGCTTATCCTTCATATAAGTATACATCATATCAAGCATTTCTGATTTAGCTTTCTCTTCTTCGGTATCATCCTCTAATTCTTTATCATTATCGAATAAGTCATCGAGTTTAAAGAGGCTTTGATTATACTCTGCCTGTTCTCCGTATGCAGAACGAAGCAATTTATTTTTGAATGTACTAAGTGATGCAAGGATTCTTGCTTTAAGATGTTCTTCAGTACATTCACCATAGTATTTGTTGAAAACAAATAACATCTTATCCCAGAAATAAGATTGGATAATATCCGGTGTAAGATTAAACCGTTTATAATCAATCTGTCTGGTAAGGTTTCTAATTACTGGCTTACAAACTTTATAAAGTCTGTTGAAAGTAGCTTCATCATATTCTTGCATAGGTTTTAATCGATGAAGCTCTGAACCGTTATTTCCTTTACTTTTTCCCATGTTTTTAAATATTCGTTATGCAAATATAAGTATTTTTTCTTATATAAAATAATAATATTAAATATTCGGGAGCTTAAGGTAGTGGATTAGTAGTTTCTAGATAGATGTCAACATACTTAGAACTATCTCGGTACTATCAAAATCTATTAGTTTATATAATATTGCAATATAGATATGAAGAAATTTAAAGACAACATCAAGTTCAGTTTTTCTCCTGAGTTTCAGTTCGAGATACTCAGGTTTGTTTTAAAAGATAAGGAAGGGGGATTAGTACTCAAAAGGATTAAATCCAATTACCTGGTTCTCATAGAACACTCCCTTATCTTCGAGGGTATATCAAAATATTTTAAGAAGCAAGGCAGAATGCCCTCCGAGAATATCTTAAAGGAAGTATTAAAAGAGTTACTAGAATCTAAAACCTATGTGGATTTGGTAACTAAAGATGATATACCCAATATCAATAAACTAATAAGTAATCTCTATCATATACCCCTATCGGATTCTGATTACATAAAAGAAAAGATATATCAGTTCTCTACTTATGTTGAGATGAAGAACTTAAATGATTCCTTCGATTTGGATAACTTCGAACAATATGAAGAGTATTCGAGGAAGATTGAAAAGGTACTTCAGAAAAGTAAACCTAAGAAAGAAGATGAACCTTTATATATGATTCGGGATATTACCGAGAGACAGTTTAGAAGACAATCAGAACCTTCAGTTATACCTTGCCCATTTAGGCAGTTGAATGAACTAACTAATGCAGGAGGTTATCCAGAGCATTCTGTTAATGTGATACTAGATAAACCCAAGGCAAAGAAAACCTTCTTTATGGTAAACCTTGCAAGAGGTTATCTCAGAATGAAGAAGTCAGTATTATATATTGATACAGAAAATGGTCAAGAACAGATCATGGACCGTTTCATTCAATCCAGTATTAATAAAACCAAGAAGGAATTATACTCGGGTGAATATGATAAACTTGAGGCAAAGCATTTAAGGAAACTTGCAAGGTTTGGAGTTGAATTAGTGGTTGAGCGTGTACCAGCAATGATTACTAATACCACTTATATAAGAGAAAAGATAATTCAATTCCGTAATCAGGGGATTGATATTAAAGTTCTTATGGTTGACTACGCTGGTAAACTTGCATCAATAGCGGGGGATAGGGAAGATTTCGAAAGAATATCTAATGTATATGTAGACCTTCAGAACTTGGCAGAAGAATTACATTTAGATATTATATGGACTGCCCATCACATTACCCGTGAAGGTAAGAAGCATAGGCTTACTAGATATGATGAGAATGATATCTCTGGTTCAATTGCAATTGTTCGTAATGCCCAGGTTATCATGGGTCTTAACTCTACTGAGCAAGAAGAGAAAGATAATATTCTTCGAGCTGAGATAGTAGTACAAAGGGATGGTCTTCCTTCCGGTAGAGCATTATTTAAATGCGATGTCGAAAGGCAAAGATGTACGGAATTTACAAGGGAACAACGTAAACAATATGATGAAGTGTATTCTGGAGTATTAGATTCTATGATGAAGAGTTCTAAAGATAATCCCTCTGCAAATAAAGAAAAGTATGAGAAGAAATCAGGTGATATCTAAAAGAAAGTTAATCTCTAATATAGTAGGGTGGCCAGATTATTATATTTCTAAGAGAAGTAGGTTATATAGATACTACCCTAAAAGAAAAGTATGGATGTTATTAAAAGGTACCCTCAATCAGGGTAGGATATACCATATATTAAGAGATAGTAATAAACATAAAAGGATTCAGGCTTCTAGATTAGTAGCCTTAGCTTGGGTACCTAACCCAGAGAGTAAACCTCATGTATGTCATAAAGATAATAACCCTTGCAATAATATACATACTAATCTTTATTGGGGTACACAGAAAGAAAATATACAACAGTGTATCAGGGATAATAGATTTAGACCTCAAGGTAAAGTACCCATATCTAGAAAGGATATACTTAATCTTAATAAGGATTATTTAAACGGTGTTACTATAAAGGAACTAAAACAGAAATACAATATAACCCATATTCATAGATACGTTAAAGAAACTAAAAAGAGATATAGATTAGGACATGATAGGGTACGAGAGTTAATTAGGGATAAAGCCAAGGGTTACTCCAATAAAGAATTGGGAGAAAAGTATAAGCTAAGTAAAGCTAGTATTAGTCACTACTTAAATAGAAGTTTATGAAAATAACTAATCAGTTTAAATCTAGACTAAGGACATACTTTATTAAACGATTGGGAGGTTACGATTACCGGCATGGCTGGATGCGTATACCAACTTGCCCCTATTGTGGGAGAGAACATAAATTGGGAGTTAACCTTTCTATGTATAGAACCAATTGTTTTAGATGTAATGCCCATCCTTCCCCTGCTCAACTAATAATGGACATAGAAGGATTTACTGAGTACCATGAACTAATTAATTTTTTGAACAATGGCCAATTTGATGAACTACAGTTTAAGGAAGAGAAAATCGAACTTGCCGAAAGTAAGCCAGTATATCTCCCTGAGGGATTTAGAAACATTTCGCTCGGAGACAGCCAACTTGCAAAAAGCATTCGTGGATATATCAAGAAACGCGGCTTTAACCTCGAGAAGTTTTCAAGATACGGTATCGGCTATGGAACAAGCGGCTCAACATATGGGTACCTTATCATCCCGTTTTATTATCGAGGACAACTTAGGTATTACAATGCTCGAAATGTTATCGGCAAAGGGCCCAGATATAATAACCCAGACAAAGATATCACCGGTTTGGGAAAACAATTTATCATCTTTAATCATGATGCGTTGGAGATGTATCGGTCGGTATTCATTTGCGAAGGGGCACTTAATGCTCTCACAATTGGGGATAGAGCAATTGCCACAATGGGCAAAGCTATATCTGCATTCCAAGTCAATGAGTTACTTAAATCCCAATGCGAAAGATTTATTATATTGTTGGACCCAGACGCAAAAGAATATGCCATCAACTTGGCTCTCAAGCTTGTTGCATATAAAAAAGTCAAGGTGGTGTTTTTACCAGACGGAAAAGACGTAAATGATTTAGGGAGAAGTCAGACACTTAAGTTAGTATATGCTACCAGGTACCAAAGTTATCAAGAACTGATTCAAATCAGAAACTCTTTGGAGTAAGGAGTTCCTATTATATTATAAAATAATATATTAATAACATGAATATAAAAAATCGAATTAAGGTATCCATATCAAATATACCTAAAGCTGTCAAACCCATCCCGGGTATTCAAGATTCTTTAATTACTCGTTCTGGTAGAGTATTTTTGAAAGAACGGGGTGTTTGGTATGAAATAATACCTAAGATTAATAAAGGTAGGTTAAGACTTACCATTCGAGGAAAAAATTGGCCATTACATAGATTATTAGCTTTAGCTTGGATTATAAACCCCAAACCCAATGAGTATAATATAGTTAGACATTTAGATGATAATCCCTTAAATAATAAATTATCTAATTTAAGATGGGGTACTCCTAAGATGAATACTTCTGATTGTATACGTAATGGGAATTTCTTTTTACCCAAGCCTCGGTATGGTAAAGAGAATAATCTATATGGTAAAAGAGGTTCTAAATCCCCTCGGTCGGTAGTTACTAAAGAAGTTCATACTTGTATCATGTATTTACATCGGTTAGGTTATAATAAACGAAGTTTAAGTCGTATCTTGTTATTACACCCAAATACCATTAATAGAGTACTTAATAAACCTCAGGATTATGAATACTAAACGTTCCCCATCTATCCATATAACTAAGTCTCAGTTTGAGGAAATATTAAATACCCTAGAGGTAGATAACTTCCCAGTTGAGGCTTTTTTTGTTATTGCTCGAAAGGAGGCAATAAATCATAGAGCAGTCTTAGTTTCTAATAATAAGAATACTAAGCGAGTTAATAACATTTTACTAGCATCCAAGGGAGATGCTGCCCTTGTTGCTGATATTTTATATGCCACCCGTATAAAGTTAAAGCATAGGGGAGTTCGTAAAATAAACGAAAGTAATTCCCGAGAATGGGCAAATTGTAAAAAGCTTGCAGAGATATGTAATACCTTTTGTGAGGATTTTAAACTTGATACCAGAGAAGGTTTTATCAAGTATATAGAGACTGGACTAAAAAGGATGACTGATTATCGTAATGTTATGCAAAGGTTAATATCTATGCAGGACAACATTATTAATCAAATAGATGCCGAGATAGAACTCAAGGAAGATAAAGACCCAGGCTTTACCAAAGATATCCATGATGAATTTATAAAAAGGGTTGCTAGTGTTACTGGTATATATGAATCTTATGAACATCAGCCAGAGAAATATGTTCACTTCCTTAGGATTCATAATCTAATGGATGAAAAGGATTGGAATGTATTTCAATTTTTGGATGCCCAGTTCGAAGCCCTTGCTTGGTGTAATGGATTACCAGAACCAAGTCAGATGTATAATGATAAGGCTATCGAAAGATATAATAAATACCTATATAAAAATAAAAATAAACGAACCTTAGACGAGCCTCAAGTAGAGGGGAGTCTTTGGGATAAAATAAGAAAATGATATGAAAGGTTTACAATTTTTCGGAAACAGAGTAGAGGATGCAGCTAATGCTTTTATAGATGTCCTCAAGTATTCAGACCAATCGGTAACTTATCCAGATTTTAAGGATATCGACCCTTGGCCTGATGAGATAATTAATATGTTCTATGTGATTTGGAAGAATGCCAAGTTCTCAGAACTAAGTGCAATTATTATGTATACCCAACAGTCTTCTAGATTCGAGGAGGTATCAGAATTGATGTTGGGTATTGGTTTGGTAGAGATGAGACACCTTGATAAGATATCTGATTTCTTACAAAGGGCAGACCCATACGAGGATTACTCTACCATGAATATTAATCCTACGATTGAGATTGGTTCTACTTGGGAACAAGCTTTAAAGATTGCTTTGAATTCCGAGATAGAAACTATTGGTCACTACAAGAAAATCCAAAGAGCAATTGCTCAATACGAGGAACGTCCAGATTACGATGATGTGAATTATTTCCTTGAGAAATTGATTGCCGATGAGGAACATCATATCAAACTTCTTAAGGAAGCAATGGGCATGGATAAAGCCACTAAGGGTGTAACGGTAATTATCAAATGAGTAAGATAATTATTCAGAATGGGAATATGTGCGAACTTGACTTACCTCTTAAGTTCGCACAGAAACTTTATAATGAGTTTGCCATTCGACATCCGAATGCTTTCTACTTACGTACAAGGCAAAGAGGTATGCAGAATTGGGACGGTAAGATTCATTACATCACCAAGACTGGGCAATTTAAAATAGGTTTACTTCCCAAAGTATACGATATGTGTATTGAGATGGGGATTAAACCTAAAGTTGTAGATATGAGACAACCTTTACCTAAAGTCAGTAAAGTAGTTACGAATATAGGCAAATATAAATTAAGACCAGAGCAAGAGAAAGCTGTTAAGGCAGTTATCAATAATAAGATAGGGAATACACCTTTTCATATTGGCGTATTAGATTACACTGTTAATGCAGGTAAAACACTTATCATGTCGTCTTTATATTTATCCTATAAGAAGCAGTTAAAGACTTTGCTAATAACTAATGATTCTGATTGGTTAAATCAAGCTAGAGAAGAATTTAAGCAATATCTTCCCGGAGAAGATATCACTTTTGTTCAAGGTAAGGTTTTAAACTGGAGTAATTTCACCATAGGTATGGTTCAGTCTATTTCGAGGAACATGAGATTCTATCAAAAAGAATTATCTCAGATAGACATGGTACTTGTGGATGAGGCTGACCAGGGAGGTAGTAAGCAATATCAGAATGTAATCACTCGGTTATTTAATACCAGAGTTCGTATAGGATTATCTGGTACCATTTATATGAGTAAGCTTGCTAAGGATAAAGTTAAGAATATGAACTTAGAATGTTTCTTTGGTAAAGTACTTGCTGAGTTCAAACTCAAGGATTCTATCAAAAAGGGTTACTCAACAAAAACCGTTGTAAAGATGGTACCTGGTAAACCCTGGTATGGTAATTGGGAATCTGATTGTATTTCCTATAAGGAAATATACGATGATTCAATCACCAATTGTTATACAGCTTGGTTAATGGCTTATAATAGATTACTATGGAACCTTAATCAAGGCAGATACCCTGCTCTCGTAGTATGCAAGCATATTGCACATTGTGAAAATCTATATAAGTTCTTTAAAAAGAAACTGGGCGATGCCTATAATATTGCCTATGTGCATGTTAATACTCCTTCTAAGTTAAGACAACAAATAATGAAGGATTTTAGAGAAGGTAAAATAGATATCCTGGTATCAACTACAATCATTGCTCGAGGTAAAAACTTTCCTAAGCTTAAGTACTTACTCAATACCGCAAGTATGGATTCACAAGAAAAATCCATTCAATTCCTTGGTCGTTTGGTAAGAACCGATGAATCTAAAAATAAGGTATACCTTGATGACCTTCATTATCCTGGCCCTTATTTAGATAGGCATGGTAAGCATAGGAAGCAATATTATCAGAGACAAGAATTGAAAGTAATATTGTTAGATAAGCTATGGAAGAAACATCCTAACCATAGCCTTATTAAGAGTTAACTAGAAGTACTATGAGTATTTACTTTTTCTCCGTAGGAGGAAAAGAAGATTACAATCAATAAGCATATAGGCATTATGAATAATGATAAACTAATATGTATTAGAGATGAAGATGATACTAAACTAACTACTCTCTTATCAGAAGGTTGGAGGATAATCCAAATCTCTGCATCGGGTATTTATTGCTGGGTACTCTTAAGGAAACCCAATAACACTAAAAAGAAAATTAAAGGCTTTCAGTGATGGAGAAATATATTTTAATTACAGCGGTTGTTATTATGATAATAATACTCGCTTTAGACTTCATATTTTCTAAGGATGGTTATCAATGTCATTCATGTAAGAAACGTTTTCATAAAGAGGATTTGGAAATCAAAGGATGGCATTTCAAAGAATGGGTCTGTCCTAATTGTAAACACCTTAATTATACTTATGATGAGGAAGATTAAAGAATGGTTTAAGTCTCTTGTTGTGGGAGAGGTACATAATCCTAAACATGTATTCAACTGTAGAGATTTGATATGGATATCAAGCTTGGAAACTTCTCAAAATACTCCCGAATGCTTTACTCATTATTTCTATCTGTACTGGAGTAATGGTATGGTAGTCAAAGTATGTCAAGAGAGTCATGATAGAAATTCATACCAAGAATTATATAAACTCAGGGAACTATTTATAAATAACATGGGTTATTCCTATGTTCCGATAGAAGATAACAGTGAGATATACATTTATTATAAACGTAAAAAGGATATATAATGGCTAAGAAAAAGAAACAACTTCCTGACTTATCGAAGCAAGATATTCTTACTCCCATAGATGTAAGTACTCTGGGGACTAATGGAGACCCTTGCTTTGGTATTGGGTATGATTTATCAACTAAGGAATGTAAGCTATGCGGAGACTCAGAATTATGTGCATTCAAGATGTCACAGAACTTGAACATTACAAGAAAAGAACTTGAACAGAAGAATCAATACAAGGATTTGGATGTACTTGAAGATACCGTTGGTATCAAGAAATACATCAGATGCTTGATTCGGAAAGGCAAAGAGAAAAAAGAAATTATCTCAAAGACAGTTGAGAAATTTGAAGTACCAAGAAAACGTATTAGAGAACTTTATAAAGAGTGTACTAAATAATGAAACCAATAGAGATGATATGGGCTATGTTCAAGGTATACCTTAACAACCCAAACTATTTTGTAAAGCAAGAAGATGTACTTGCTAATTTATGTATGGAGGGTTCTTCCGATGTAATCAGGATGTGTAATTCATTGGGAGTACATGTTTCTAGACCCGAGAAATTAACCTTTGGACAACTTTTACGTAAATGTAATATATTATGAACAGATTTAGATTTATCAAAGTAAGGGAGGTAGTATCTCCCAACAGAGCAAACCCAAATGATGCTGGGTTAGATTTCTATGTACCAACTAATTTATACCCTGAGGATATTCATTCTAAAAATGAATTCGACTCCGAAGGTTATGATTTAGATGTTCCTTTTGGTGAAGCCTTTGTAAGGCATATAGCTTTAAAACCAGGTCATCGTATACTTATCCCATCTGGTATCCAAGGTTTGCTAGAACCTCCTGCATCTATGTTAATGGCAGCAAACAAATCTGGTATAGCTACTAAGAAAGGGTTAATCTTTACTGCCGAGATAGTGGATTCCCCTTATGTTGGAGAGATACATATTGGGATATATAACACTTCTCAAGAAATTCAGGTTATCGAGGCTGGTCAAAAGCTGGTACAATTTATTCATGTACCCATTTATATTACCGAGCCAGAGGAGATTCAGCAAGAGGAGTTTTATACTGAATCACAAATGTGGGGAAGCAGAGGAGATAAAGGATTTGGTTCATCTCAAAACATAAAATAGTGGACATAAGGAATATAAATGAACAAGTGCCTCAGGTAGAAGAAACTGAGGCACGGATACTACAAGAAATGTATGATCTTGGGATAGAACAATTCTCTGGATATAAATCTATAGAGAAGTTACCAGATTATCCTTTAGATATAAATAATCCAAAGAGCCAAGTTATTCTAAAGGATTTTATTGGTAGGGTTATTGAGGAATTAACCGAAGGATTCGAATCTACCGATGAAGTAGTATCTATATATCGTGATTATGGATGGAATAATGATTGCTTAACCTCAGAAGAATACACTCAGGTATTAAATCATCTAGCAAATGCAAATGAGGAACAAGCAGATGCCTTGGGATTCTTCTTTACTTTGCTTTTGTATTCTAATATATTGCCAGAAGATATTCTGAAATACCAAGATGCAAAGAGTTTATTTGAGGTAATGGCAATCGGAGTCAAAGACCTACTCATCAAGTACCCAGATCATCGAAGTGTAAGGAAATATCCTATATTAAGTTCAACCGATTGGGCAAGAGAGGATAGAGCAGAGTATGATAAGATAGTTTCTTATACCCCAGGTTTTCATGAAATGAGCGAGATATCTCATGAAAACGAGAAGCTATATTTATGGGAAGTAATATATGAACTCAATAAAGCAAGGAACTTCCTTAAATGTAGACCCTGGAAACAAACTCAAGTAATGACCAAAGAAATAGATTTTCAGGAATCTTTGGTAAAGTCATTCTATCTCTATATGGGATTTTTAGCCATGAATGGGTTTACTCCTTGCGGATTATTTAGTTTATTCTTTAAAAAACAACGTCTCAATTTATGGAGACAAAATACTAATTACTAGCATGTCAGGATGGAACCATAAATTAGAGGGACTTCAACTTAATCCGGAGGAGTCCCTCCATTCGTTAGAATTTGCTACTTCACAAGAGGCATGGGAAAAACTCAATGAGGGATTCCTAAGATTAGAGCCTGCTTTATTTGCAAAGGGGGCTATTGCCAATAGTGGGGTAGCAGTAGTGTATAACGTATTCATAAAGATACGAAAAGCATGGGTAGACCCAGAATTTGATTATGGGCGGTGTTTCAATTATAAAGAAACTAAGTGGACTAGCTTATTGAATAACTACATAGATTTTAATAAGCTTGACTTGTTGCGTAGTAAACTGAGAGTACTGAGAAATAAGTACAATCAGAATTACAATATAACTTATATGTTCAATAATCATCATGATAATGGTAAACAATGTCTAATAGCTGCGACTTTTTCAAAACGATTCGGGGAAGACATCCCAGTTATTACAATGGTAGTTCGGGCTTCGGAGATTACCAAGAGGTTAATATTCGATTTCCTATTAATTCAACGAATGTCAGAGTACGTATATGGGCCGGACCAGTCAGTACAAATCAACCTATTTGCGACTCAAATGTACGGAAATGTGGAGACACTTCTAATGTATCATACCCATAAACCTTTGAAGAAGGTACTTAAAGGAGCAGAGGAGAATTCATGGAATAAGAGGATAAAAGAGATATGGAAAAAATTCCAAAAGGGCACAGAGAAGGAATTCTCTTCATTCAAGGTATTCTTTAGAAGTTTTAAAGTGCTTCGACCAGATTTATATGAGGAAACATATAAATCAATGAAAGCAAAAGAATTACTTCTTGAATACGAGGATATAGAATATCCTGAGAATGTAATCTCTTACTCTCAACGTAAAGCCTATAAAAAGAAACTTTTAAAACAAAAGAACAATGGAAGCTAAGGAATTTTTAAATCGGAAGCGGATAGGATTAGTAAACAAATTTTATTACCAAGTTTTAGAGATTAAAAAGAACGGTGCAGAACCAGATATACCCTTGTTAATGAAAGAGGTAGAGGATTTTGATAATTTTGTATTTCGCTACTGGCATATGACCTGGGTTAATTCTACAATGTCATACAGTTAAATATTTATATAATATGAGGATATATTCTAACAGTTTTGAGTTAATGTCCGAAATGGGCAGAGAACTCAACAGTTATGGTCAAACTGTAAAACCAAAGACCTATCAAAATAAAGTGATTGAAGGTAATGAGGATTTTATTACAAAAGAACTCATTTGCCAACAATATTGTTTAACTTCACTTGGAGACCCAGTATGGTTATTCATATTCTCTCATTCAAAGGAATGGGCAGATGCCGAGTTTAAAGAAAGAATTGGTTGGTATGATTTAAATCCAGGTAAAGCTTGGGAATTGAGAAAAGATTTATGGGAACAGTTTTTGGTGAATGGTAAGTTTGATTACACCTACCCAGAGCGTATTTGGAACTCGTTAGACATTTATGGTAGTACTTCTTTTAACTGTGATTCAGCAATGCAATCAGTTATTGAACTTCTTAAGAGGGATAATGATACTCGTAAAGCAGTACTCCCTATATTCCATGGTACAGATTTAAGATTCCTTGATGGAAGTAAACGTATACCTTGCTCAATGTATTATGATTTCCTTATCCGTCAGAATGGTAAAGGAGAGAAGGTATTACATATTTGCTATCATCAAAGAAGTTCGGACTTTGTACAACATTTCGGTAATGATGTATATCTTGCATGGAGACTCATGCAATATGTAGCTAAAGAGGTAGGAGTAAAACCAGGTTATCTATATCATACTATCGATTCTCTTCATGCTTATAAGAAAGATTGGACATCATTAGCATCTAATCTGGAAGACTTACAAGAGAAATACTAATAATGAGGGATGTATCTACTACTGGTGGGTATGTCCCTTTTTCTATTTTAAAATATGGAGACACGGTATACAATAATAAAAAACAAGAGAGAGCTTAAGAAACTTATTGCTTGTTGTAAAGCTACAGGTTATGCTTGCTGTGACTACGAAACAAATGCAGAACCAATATATAATAAGGGTTTTAAGCCAACTATACTCTCAGTATCCTGGATGCCAGGGTTTGGTGCTTCCATTCCTTTAGACCATTTCGAAACAAAAGATTATACTTCACCGGGTTGGAATTGGAAAAAGATGCTAAAGAAATTTGGGGAAGAGGTAATCGAGAATTATGACATTGTAAAGGTTGCATGGAACTGGAAGTTTGATGACCAGATAAACCAAAAGTATAAAATATTCTATAGGGGTACTTGTTTAGATGGTATGCTTGCAAAATATGTTCTTAATGAGGAAAAACCCCATGACCTAAAATCAATGGTAAGAAGGTATTTGCCTGAGCATGGTAATTATGAGAAACAAGATGCTTTTGATAAAATACCTTGGGATAAAAAAGAATTAGACCCACTTTGCCATTATGGGTGTCAAGATACAGATTATACTCTTAGGTTAATGATATTCTTTGAGAAGAAGTTGGTGGATTTAGGTATGTATTCGGTATTCCGTAATTTATTCATGTGTAATTCACGAGTACTAACATCGGTAGAAAAGGAGGGTTTATATCTAGATACTGAGTTCAATAAAAAGCTTTTGGAAGAATATAAACCAAAAATAGATGCTGCTAGAGACGCAATATACGCTTTGCCAAGAGTAAAGAAATTCGAAAAGAAGTATAACCAAGAAAAGATTGATAAATATATTCAGTCTATTGAAGACGAACTTGAAGAGTTAGATTATAATGACCCAAAAGATAAACGGAAGATTGCATCAAGGGAACAGAAAATCTCAAATATCAAAGCAGGTATATTCACAACTAAAAAGGAACAAGAATTAATAAGGCCCATTAATTTGGGTAGCCCAGTTGATTTACCTGCATTGATGTATTCAGAAGATGGCTTTCATTTTGATGTGATTAAGGATAATGAATCTGGTAAACCAAGTACTGATGAAGAAACTCTTACTAACCTTAGGTTAACGATTAAAAAGCCAGATTCACCAAAGGCAATATTCCTTGATAAGCTTCTTGAATTACGAGGGTTAGAGAAAATGTATAAGACCTATATTTATGGATGGTGGGAAAAGGTACAAGATGATTCTAGATTACACGGTAGGTATAATATACATGGTACAGACTCTAATCGGTTTAGTTCTGCAGACCCAAATATGCAGCAGATACCAAAGACATCGGTAGACCCCAATATCAAGAAACAATTAGTTGCTCCTCCGGGATATTTATATATGGCATTTGACTACTCACAGGCAGAGTTAAGAATGATGGCTCATCTATCGGGTGATGAAACATATCTTGATGCTTTTGCAAAGGGGGCTGATCCTCACTTGGGTATAGCAGCAGCAAAATATGGAGTATCAATTGAGGAAGCCTCTAAAATATACGAAGATGAAAATCATCCTGACCATAAATTATGGAAGACTAGAAGAAAACAAGCTAAGCAAATTGCATTCGGTTTGATTTATGGTATTGGAGAAGCTTTACTTGCAGTAAAATTATCCGACCCAAAAGCTGGTATTATAGTTACTAAAGAAGAAGCCCATAAAGAAATGGCGGAGTTCTTTGAGAAACACCCAAAGATACTTAAGTTCAAAGAGAAGCAAGAGAAATTTCTTCGTAAGCATGGGTATTATACCCAGTTATTTGGTACTAAGAGAAGATTACCCCAGATATACTCAAACGACAAACAAGAAGTTGCTTATGCTATTCGTTTGGGACTTAATTTCCCATGTCAAGGTGCTGCAGCAAATATGACCAACTTCGGAGCTATTCTTGTTTATTGGTTAATGCGACAAGGTAAATTACCACGTATGCTTGAAGTAGCAACTGTTCATGATGCAGCCTATTTTTACTCAAAGCCTGAATATATTAATACTTGGACTGTTTTTAAAATATGGGATATATTGAGAAACCCTAGTACTAAGAAATATTTTGGTTTTCAAGTGGATGATGTAGATATGTCAATGGACTTCTCTATTGGTAGGTCAATGGCAGAAGAATTACCTTTTATTCCTGGGTATGATTATAGAAAGATGCTTCAACCAGATTTCTCAGTAGAGGAGTATATGGAAGAACATAAGAAGTATAAGAATGTAATCATTAAGGATTATCCTAAATTGTTTAGTAAAGAGATAAAGCAGTATGAGGAAGATTTTAAAGGGAAACTTAGATTGCATTGGTTGCCCTAATTACCATGTTACCAAGAATGGTAAGGTATATTCTAATTATAAGGGTAAAGGTTGGGTAAAATTATCCCTTAATCGAATTAAAAATAACGGATATGTTATAGTTTCTATTAGGGATACGAATGGATATAGGTACACTTATAACATTCATCAATTAGTAGCATTAGTATATGTACCAAACCCAAATAATCATAAGTATGTATGTCATAAGGATAATATAAGAACTCATAATCATTATAAGAACTTATATTGGGGTACTGCTAAGGAAAATACTCAACAATGTATTAGAGATGGTAGGTTTAAATTTTCAGATACAAAGTTAAGTAGACCCGATATACTTCAATTACTTTATGAGTATGATACTGGTATGATAAAAGCAAAACTTGCTAGGAAGTATGGGATATCACCCATGTTAGTATATAAATATATTAAGAAAAGAAAACGTTATGAAAAAGATTTTGAACGGACCCACAGTATGGAGGACTAAATGCCCAGTATGTGATTGCGAATTTGAATATGATACCAGTGAAACTTTTGGGGTTTATAAAAAATCTGGAGATTATTTTAGGATAGTACAATGCCCCAATTGTAAAACTAATCTGAAGCATTCAGATTCAGTATCTACCATTACAGGAGTGAAAAGAGAAGATACTATGTATACATAAATAATATAAATTTATGGAATTATGGCAACACAGAAAGAGATTGATAATGCAAGTAAGTTAACTGCCCTCACTTATATGGTTGCAGGATGTTTAGGTTATTCTATCGAAAACCTATTTGCATATTTAGATGCAGCTAACTTAAAGTTGAGTGGACAAGAGAAGATGTTATTTAACCGATTAAAGACTCAGTTATCTCAAGTACAAACTAATCT